TTGTCGACTTTCGGAAGAGAACGCTGGAAACTTTAATGGCGTAAACCCTGGTCCAGCAGTTTTTGAATAAAAATAATCAATATTTTTCTCTAATGTAGCAGTACCACTTAACATCCTCAATGGAAGCGACCCATCAAAATCTTGTAATAAAGGCGTTAGTTTTTCATACAACACTCTTTTAGCTCTTGCAAGAGCATCGGCAGGAGTGATTTTAGATGTTCTACATAATTTTAAAATTTGTTCCGTGCTAAATAAAGTTTGTAAATATTCATTCACAACAATCTCGTTAATGACTGGTTTATGAACTACATTTCCAGTTGAATCAAAAAGAGTTATAAATAGTTTATCCTTTTTGATTCCATTACAAATTCTGTGAGCATAACTATAGTTTTTGTTCATATATGCAACATCATCGGCATTGGCAAAGTCATCGGACGAAACAACTATATCGTGAAAAATAAGAGCAGCTCCTGCTGGAAGTACATGTTCGCATTCGTTAGAGAAGTCAGAATACATAGCAGCTTCCTTTTTACCGATTTGTAATGGAAATCCGCACAAGAAACAGGTTGTAGGTCTTGCAACTCCATGATCGTATAATAGTTTGCATTGTCGCGATGCTCCTCCTCCTATTTCAATAAGTGCATCCCTCACACCTTTTTTCGCTATTTCCTCTATTTGATATTTAATGTGTTCGATTTGGATTCGAGATGTTACCGGGCGACCGATATCGGTTATTATAGTAGAACGAGACGGATCTAAATTTCCTTTTCCATCAAAAAATCGAGTGCTATATTCGTGTAATATTGTATTTCCATTCATAGGATCGGCTAGGTACCTATTTAGAATTTGTATGAGCTCAGCTGGTCCAAACTTTGGAGAGTAGGATACCATTATACTTCTTTACTATTTAATTCGTCCTGCTGATTGAGAACTCCGTGGAAACCAACGTCTTCTTGTTCTCTTCCACGATGAAATCAAAGCATCCCTTTGCGGTTGGGTTCGTTGTTGATGTAAAATACGAAGCCAAATATCCGTCCAGCTCTTTCTTCGAAAGCGTCCAGCCCTTATTCCATGCTCCTGGACGCTGAATCTTTAGAGTACATCCTTCCTCGTTTTTAAGTGTGTTGATGCTTTCCAGCTCTGGGCTTTGAAGAATAACGAACATGTCGTCCTCTGCCGCTTTCCTCTCCTTCCTCAGTTCCTGTGCCCGCACGTTCGCATGATGCAAGGCATTGTCGATAACAATGTACTTCGCCATATGAAACTTGAGCTGAGTTCGTAGGTCCGTCATTTTGTGTAATTCCCTCTCTCTCTGAAAGTTAAATCCGTTTTCAGTGTAAGGGGATGAACTTTGATTCGAAAGAAGTGGAAAGGCTTCGGTCCGTTTACAACAAGGAACACCCAGAAGAAACTCCGATTATGGGCGGAGATATAAAATCCGTTTGGAAATCTTTGAGAAATCGTCTTCGCAAGAAATGCAAGTCGGGACGGGCAGAATGTATTCTCACATCTTTGATGAAACGCCCAAAAGCACCCAGTTCTTGGAAAAACAATCCGGAAGAGTGGTTGAGCAACGAAGACATTGAGAAACTCGAAAGGGAACTTGAAAATGTCTTTGCGAGCTACGAGTTTTTGGGAACGTTTCCAATTGATTTTGGAACGAAGTCTGAAACTGGCCAGTGTTTGGTGAGCACTCTTTGTTCAATGGACATTCGGTCTCTTGCGAAACAAGGGAAGACCCAAATTGGGATTGTGTTCAATACCGATGTTAGCACAGGTCCAGGCGAACACTGGGTCGCGTTGTTTTGCGACATTCGGTCCGACCTAGAATACCCTCGTATGACCTACTTTGATTCCTACGCCCATCGTCCAGAGAAGGAAATACAGAAACTCATGAAAGCGTGGAAAGTCCAATGGGACAAAACGCGCGTTCATTCCAAACCCATGCGATTGACGTACAACACCACTCGGCATCAGTACGAGAACTCGGAGTGCGGAATGTACTGCTGGTACTTCCACTACTGCTGTTTGTCGGGAATACCTATGCTTGAAAAAATACCTGACGAGGTCGTGCGTGGAATTCGAGGACGCGCAACCAAAGTATAAAATCTTGAGTATTATTATAAAAATGCCTATGAGTCTGCCGCCTACTCCTAAAAATATCGCTATGGTAGGTTCTCTACATAGCGGAAGAGTCGGTCTGCCAAGTGCTTCGACGCGAGCCAAGATTATGGGAACTCGCAAGGCTGGTCGTCGTCACCGCCGCGGAACGAAGAAGGCCCGTCGCGGAGGAGGTTCCACTCGCCGTCGTTAAATTTCTAGCGTTTGAGTATACACAATGGCGAATCGTTGGCTTGCCCACATGAAGAAGACGATGCGTAAGATGAAGATGAAGAAGACCTACAAGAAGGGAATGGGTCTAAAACAGGTGATTGCTCAGGCCAAGTTGACTTACCGCAAGGGAAAGCGCGGCGGTGCCGAGGATGAAGAGCCGGAGGAGGAGGTTGAGACGCCCGCTGCGGCTCCTGAGGAGGGCGGTCGTCGTCGTCGCACTCGCCGTAAGTCGCGTCGGTAAAAAAATCAGTTTGTCTAACATATAAAGACAAATGGGCGGCGGTTTACTTCAACTCGTCGCACACGGAGCTCAGGATGCTTATTTGACTGGTAATCCTCAGATTACCTTCTGGAAGGGAATGTTCAAGCGCCACACGAACTTTGCGATGGAATCTTTCCGCATCAACTTCACTGGCCAGCCTTCTTGGGGCACGAAGCAGAGTGCCACTCTCGGTCGCCACGCCGACTTGCTTTATTCAACCTACCTAGAAGTCCACCTTCCCCACTACGATACAAATCTTCGCAGGAATGCAGTGTACAACAACGATCAGTTCAGCCTGGGATACAACCTTTTGAAATACGCTGAGCTTGAGATCGGCGGTCAGCTGATCGATCGTCTTTATGGCGAATGGATGTTCCTGTGGGACACTCTTTCTGGCACGACGGAGCAGAGTGTTATGCTCAACAAGTTGAACGGCGTCGCTGGACGCCCCCAGGTAACGTCTACGTGGTGGAACGGCGCTTTAACTAATACCTTTCCACCACCTATTATTGCTACAGATGTGAGCCCGAGTCAAGCGACGGGAATTGATGCTGTCACGCTTGGAGTTACCGGTACTACCTCAGCTAGTCTTGGTTATTATGTGAGTGGACAGGGATCGGCATCGGCTGGTCAGGTCTTTATTCCTGGTATCCCCGCTGGATGTTCTGCCTCTGGAACGTCTAAGACGAATCAGGCTGGTCACCCTAACATTGTATATGTCCCTCTCAAGTTCTTCTTCACGAAAAACCCAGGAGCCGCTCTTCCTTTGATTGCCCTTCAGTATCACGAGGTGAAGATTAACCTCCTCTGGAACGACAACCAGACTATTTCTGGAGATTACAACCACGTGCCTGTTCCTGCGAGCCCCGTAAATGCTGCCATCTATACTGATTACATCTACCTCGACGTCGATGAACGCCGTCGTATGGCCCAGGAGTCACACGAGTACCTCATTGAGCAGATTCAGTACAATGAAGACAAAGGTATTTCTGCTTACAATACTCGTATTGACTTGACGTTCAATCACCCTGTGAAGGAACTCGTTTGGGTCGTCCAGCCGGCGTGCTATCGTTCTTGCAAGGCTCCTATTCCTGGAGCAACTGGTGCTATTGCAGCAGATAAGTTGACTGCGACTTCAAGAGGGGCTCGGTACCTAGGTAATGCATCGACGCCTTCGACTCCTGGCGCCGCAGGCGCTGGTGTCCCTGCATACCAGAATTCTACTGCTGCAAATCGCGCACAGAACATCAATCGTCTCACGCCATTCACGTATGACCAGGTGGCGGCGTTCAAGCAGCACCTCCAAATTAACGGCCAGGACCGATTTGATCCTCGTTATGGCGATTACTTCAACAAGGTCCAGCAATACCAACACCACACTGGAAGCACCAACTCCACTTACAATATTCAGTATGTAGCTGGTGAAACTCCTGCAGACGCAGCTAATACGACATCAGCTGGAAACATGATGTTCCACTCCATCGGACAGACTCGTCAGCCTGGTATTTACAGCTACAGCTTTGCCCTCAAGCCCGAGGAGCAGCAGCCGTCCGGAACATGTAACTTCTCCCGCATTGATACTGCCACCCTTGTTATCGAGATGAGCGGCGACGTCTATATAAATCAGTCGAATGATGCTACTTGGGATGTCCGCGTCTACGCCATCAACTACAACATCCTGCGTATCATGAGCGGAATGGCCGGACTTGCCTACTCCAACTAAAGTGTTGGAAATATACAAATGTCTTCTGAAGCTCCCCCCACACCACAAATTAAAGAAACAGCTTCCGTCGATGCACAGATGGTCGGGTACGGGCTTTTCGGATCAATTGCCCACATTCTTTTTTCGGTAGGCGCAGCTAAGCTTTCCTACGACAAGTTCCAATCCGTCGGGTGGGCTTTTCTCGCAGCAATATTTAGTTGGTTCTATTATCCCTATTACGCGTTCTTCGTAAGCACACCAGCATCTGCATCCATGGTCGCAGCAGGCAGGCGTCTTCACAAATGGTAAAATAAAACAGGTGTTTCAAAACACCAAATATGAGCGTTTAAAAAACATTCATATTTAGTTTTTTATTCATAGTTATGTTTTCTACTTCCAACTATATTCCCAGTGATGAACTCCATACGTCTCAGAAGAAAACTTTGGAAATGGATCGTTTTTCTGATTATAATGAACAGGATACATTACATGTGTTGGCAGAATCCGGACTTTATCGTCAATAACCATATTCTTTCTTAAATACCACGGACCGGTTTCGTAGTTAGCTCCTCCTCCCATCCCATTAAGAGGACATGAAGGGATGTTATCGACACACCTTTTCATATTGGCGTTTCCTACTGAAGATGCGATGAATGCGTTCGTAATGTAATGATGAGTGTTTTCGTCTTCATTGCATACAACTAGATCGTTTGTAAGCAGAGGAGTAATATTTTTAAATAACTCGAAATCGGTATCGAAATAAATACCGCCATAACGATACAGAATTTCAAAACGCATGATATCTGCTTTTTGGGCATAACGAGTTGCGGATGTAATGTAATCTAAATTTAAAAAATTCTCATGAGTTAAATCTTTATCTGTCCATAATCTATACTGGTATTCTGGATGAAGTCGCTTAATGCCATCCATTAAATTCGATAATTTTTCAGGAATATTATTTGGTCCAACCCATATCTGATGAATAATCTTTGGAATGACCATTTTCATTAATAATAATTCATGCGTGTAATAGGGAACCTTTATTACCACTCCATCTGAATATCTTCGATTCTGCATGTTCGGACTCAAACAAAGAAGAAACTACTAAATTCATTTATTCGTTGGTCTTAAATCACCACTCCTGATTTATCTATAATAAATAATATACTGTTTTGGTGAATGGAAATACTTCTGAGATCATATACTTTTATATAATGTTTCAGATGGTCTGGAGTTTCATTTCTAAGAACATCAGCCCATTCTAAATATTCTAGATCTTCAACGATTAATATACCATCCTCACTCATAACCTGCGAATACATGCGAACGAATGTTTTCATACACTCTAAATAATGGGGTCCGTCATCTATTAAAACATCGAATTTAATATTCTTATCTAAAAAGTTGGTTTTAAAAAAGTCTTCGTTATAAGCATCGATTGGAGTATACAGATGTATTCTTGGTTTATTAAAAATGTCGACTAAAGAAGTTTGATTTGCGAGAAGACTATCAAGGCCATATACATTCGCGTTAGGAAAGTAATCGTACCATAACTTAATACTTCCTCCCTTCCAAACTCCTATTTCAAGTATGTTTTTGGCAGAATATTTCTTAGGGCTCATCAAAGATTCATATACGCCTAGATATTTATGCGCAGTGTTTTTATCAGTGGAATTATTGTCAATCAAATCGGTAAGTAGTCCGCGCTGGGTGTTTTTATAAGGATTAACTAACCAGGACAACTTCATATATATAGTGTAGGATAATTTACCACTCCATCTGAATATCCTCGATCCTACAAGTGCCAGCATCAACTCCCTTCAGCTTCGTGTTTACAGCCTCAAGGTCCGCTTCAAACACAGACGAATCTTCTGCTGATCCTTCTGGCAACTTCGTTTCGTCAATCAGAATGTCTACAAATCCAGTTCCACAAGGCGGTTTCTGGCCAAACATGATGTTCGCAGAAACTCCCTTCATCGTATCAAACTCCCCGCTCATTGCGGCATTGAACAGAACCTTCGACGTCTCTTCGAACGAAGACCGAGCGAGAACACCCGAATCACTCTTGCTCATTCCGAATCGGTCGGCCGATAGAATGTATCCTGGAAACGTCATGGTGTCAATGAGCGTAATCATATGGTGGTAATTGACATACTCTGCCTTGAATACTTCCATGAACTCCTCGTACATCGAGACCCGAGCAGTCTCAATTCCGAACACGTCCATGATTTCGTGAACGTCGTTCGAGAACGACCTTAGCGGATCGACATTCGGAACAACCGACAAATCTAGAAGGTTAGTGCCCTCTACGTCCAGAACATACTGCTTCGTGGGAATATATCCACCAACCGCGGAATTGTAAGACAACTCGGATTTCACTTCGCGGGGGTATACTCTCCCAATCCCGTCGATTCCGGTAAGAATAGTGTCAAGCAACTTCTCCTCGATGAATCTCAAAGACAGCGAGTTCTTCACGACGTCCGTCCCGAATGTGAGCCGAACAATCAGTTTCTGCGAATTCATGTCGCTTGCCACACAATCGAACACTTTCAGCGTCTTGTTATTCTGTATTTTTGCGGCCAAAGATGTTATTTCGATATTTCGAGACACCAATTCAATCCTGTCAATTTCCAAACGCATAATCCATTTGGAGACGTTCTTGTCATCTCCGTTCGCAATACAGAACTTGGCGTAAGAGCGTAGAACCTCTGCGTCCTCTTGGACTATCGTGTTCGTGGAAGTAGCTTTGGGATCGTAATAAATCCGAACTGATTTCGTCACATCTCTCAGCGTAGTTTTCTGTATTTCTTTCATCGCAATAGTCGTTAGTTCGCGAGATACAGCAACGTCTGGACTCAAGTATACGGTATTCGACGGATTCTTTGGATTACTTGACACGCTCAACAATTCAATGATACGAGGAACGCCCTGAGTGGCATTGGCCTTCACCGTTCCCGCCGAGTGAAACGTGTTGAGTGTGAGCTGAGTAGTAGGTTCGCCAATTGATTGGGCCGCCAAAGTCCCAACCATTTCTCCGCTATCGACTCTTGCACGAATATATTTGAATCGGATATCTCTCAAAAGCTCGTCGAACATTTCCTTTGAAAAGCGCATTTTCAGAATCGATTTCTTCGGAGCAAAGTAGTATCGCAGGAGAATGTGGAACATCTTGTTATGTTTCAGCCAATCTTCTGAGCACAGCTTCTCTAGTTCTGAAACGACATAGTCGGGCGTGAGTTCGGTCTTGAGTGCGTAAGGATTCGCGTACCTTTCCGACAATCTGCGCAAGTTCACTGGCGCCATGATTTTTGAGGACTTCGAGTAACGCAGTACGTTCTTCACAAGAAAATCTCGGTCTGAAATTATCGTTTCAAGCATGTCATTGTCGGTAACTTCGCCTTTCACGACTATTTCGAAATCGCCCTTGGATGCCGCGAATTCAGAGAATATTTGTTCAAGAGTCATTACTCCCAAATTACACTCCTGGGCCTCTACGTACACGCTATCAATTCCGTCCCCGCCATAATGAAATTGGACGATAGAGTCGCAAGCGTCACGCACCGTTCCATCGTACGCCACGTGCAAATCCTCCATCGTCTTCACGAGCTTTCTCTGAATATACCCTGAGTCCGACGTTTTGACGGCAGTATCAATAAGCCCCTCGCGTCCAGCCATTGCGTGGAAGAAGAACTCGGCGGGTTTTAATCCTGTGATGAAACTGCTCTCAACGAACCCCCGCGATTCTGCTCCGTGATCGTACCTTGTAAAGTGGGGAAGAGTTCTGTCTTGAAGAGTGTACTGGACTCGGCGCCCCGCAATCAGTTGTTGTCCGAGAAGACCCATCATTTGAGCGATATTGATGTCAGAACCCTTGGAACCCGAAACCACCATTTCATTCATCCGGTTTTTGGTGGGAAGGCTTTCCATGATTTTCTTCACGAGTTCCGACGATGAATCTTTGAGGGCGTTGACGATTTGGTTCTCCAGTTCTTCGCCGTCCATACGTCCAGAACTATTCAGAAAAGTCCCTGAATGAACGCTTGAGATAATATCCGACACTGCCTTTCGCCCTCGTTCAAGAGATTGCTGGATTGCCTTTTCAACTGCACTGCTTCGAACAAGATCGGATGCTCCAACCGAGAATCCCGAGAACAGATTGTACTTTGTGACGATGTTTTGGACTTCGTTGATGAACTGGCCGCATCTTTCCGGCCCAAAATCGTTGTAAATGACGTGGAGAATTCCGTCAATCAGATTGTCCTGCGATCCTCCGAAGGCACTCTTCTTAAGTATTCCATCCGTCAGTTGGCCGTCCTTTATTTTGATGCTTCCCGAGAAATCCATCAGTGGAAATGTCGTCGAAATCAGCTCTCGACCTGTAACATATCCATTTTTGCGAACAAACCCGGCCAAGGATTTCTTTGTTCGCGCCATGATGTTCATCGCAATATGTTCGGGGACTTTGACATCCTTCTGCGAAATCCTGAAGGATCCTGTCAGCGTATCTTGGAAAATTTGGATGATGGGAGAGTTCGTTCGAGGCGACACGATTTGGCGGAGCACTGAAGCAAGATACTTCAGTTCAGTTGCAGCGGCAATGCTTTGAGGTACGTGCATATTCATCTCGTCTCCATCGAAATCAGCGTTATAAGGGCGGGTTGCGGACACGTTCAGGCGGAAAGTAGAGTACGGCAGAATCTTTACGCGGTGGCATTCCATAGACGCCTTGTGGAGAGACGGCTGACGATTAAACAGAACAACATCTTCGTCCATAAGATGCCGGTGAACTACATCTCCCTGCTTCAATTCGAAAGTGTCCACTTTCAGAAACCGCAAACTCAATGTCTTGTCCTCCTTGCGAACATAAACTGACTTGGCTCCAGGATGCTTTGTTGGTCCGTTGCGAACATAGGACATAAGGCGGTCGTGGTTATATTCGGTGACAATTTCCGGAAATGTCAGGTTGATAGCAATCTCTTCGGGAACTCCAAGCTGGTCTACATCAATATTTGCGTCTGGAGTAATGACGGACCGAGCAGAGAAATCTACGCGTTTACCCATAAGATTTCCTCGAACGCGTCCCGACTTTGCGCCCATACGCGACTTCAAAGTCTTCAAAGGACGGCCTGACCGCTGAGCCGCTTGAGGAAGCCCCTTAATGTCGTTATCAACGTACGTTGCTACGTGATACTGGACCATGGCAGTGTATTTCTCGATAACATCCGCAGATTCGCTTCTGTCAATCTTATCCCGGAGCCTTTGGTTGTCACGAACAATATCAATCAGCTTGTGTGTCAAGTCGTCTTCCATTCGCTGATTGTCGTCCATAACGACTGAGGGACGAACTGTTAGTGGAGGAACCGCGAGAACCGTACAAATCATCCAATCAGGTCTACTGAATTTTGGGTGAAATCCGAGTGCCGAAACGTGGTCGTCGCGAATACGCTGGAAACACCGAAGAGCCATTTCAGGTTCTATCACAATTGACTCATCTGCCCCAAACATTTCTGCAGTCAATGTTGCTACGGTATTCTCCATTTTTTCAACCTTCTTTACTGCGATGCTGTCGCAGTGTACGCACCGGAAATCTTTTGGTTTAAGGACCTTCTGCTTGAATTGGGAAGTGGCTTCTCGAACTGCAGAGAACCGGTCCATTCCCTTCAAGGTCTTTGGAATTTCGTCGAGCTTCTCGTCAGTCATGTATGGGTTCGAGCAGTTCAGACATATTACGTTGAGGATGTTTCGGATGGTTTCAATGAACTGATATAGGTAGACTGGTCGAGCCAACCGAATATGTCCGAAATGGCCGGGACAAAGAAGGTTCGTCTGCTTACATGTCGCACATACCTTGCCATTTTCAATGACGCCGAAACGATAATCGAAGACGCCGCCATGAACAGGTTCGCCGGATTGATATGTCTTGTCGGTAGTCACTTCCACGACGCTGCGAGTTGTGATTTCATCTGGGTTTGCAATACCGAACTGAACGCCAACAATAGTGTCCCCCATTCTTTCTATTACTTACTGCTCGGTCTATATTCTTTCGTTTTCAAGCAGCGCCCGTAATTTTTAGGGTCAAGTTCCAAAATTCGTCATCGCCGAGTATTTCGTTCATAAATTCAGGAGAATATTCATCTTCCATGCTTTCAATCCACATAAGGAATTCCTTTCCTTCCCGTTTTCGAAATTTCACCTTTTCCTTCACCTTCATTCGGTCTAGGTCGTGGAACACTTTATATAAAAAGACCTGAGTTAAATAAGGGTCTTCGCTTTCGTCCTTGAATTGGCGAACCTTCGAATACCAAGCTTCCATTGTAATTTCACACAGAATAGTAATATGCCGAGAAAAACACTCAAACTAAAGGCGGTTCGCAAATCTCACAAATCTGAAAAGAAATGGGACGCTGTTTTTGAAAAGAACGGGCGTGAAAAGGTGGTTTCATTTGGAGCGGCAGGAATGTCGGATTACACGAAACACAAGGACAAAACTCGTAGGGCGCGGTATTTACAACGCCATAAGGGTATGGGAGAAAACTGGAATCAGCCGGACACTCCAGGTGCTTTATCTAGATGGATTCTGTGGGGTCCTTCTACATCCTTTCGTCAAAGCGTGAAAGCATACAAGAAGAGGTTTAAACTATAAGAACGTAGATAAATCGGTGGGATGCCGGAGTGGTTAACGGGGGAGTCTTAAGAACTCCTGCTTTACAGCGCGCGGGTTCGATCCCCGCTTCCACCAATATTTTTCATATTCCAATTGAACAACTGAATATACGCAAAGGCAATCGTTCCGATCACGATGGGATACCAAGGTTCCATTCTGATTTGAATGCTTTATTCTATTCTTGAGGTTGAGGCGCAGGTGTTTCCGGAATTACAACTTCTGCAGGAGTATCAGCTTCAGGAACTGGCTGAGGAACTGGCTGGGGTTCAGGAACTGGTTCAGGAACTGGTTCAGGAATTGGCTGGGGTTCAGGAACTGGTTCAGGAACTGGTTCAGGAATTGGCTGGGGTTCAGGAACTGGTTCAGGCTCAGGAATTGGTTCAGGTTGAGCAACCGGCTCGGGCTCGGCTATAACCAAAGGAACTTGTATTTCGGGTATAGAAACTTCAACAACTTGCGGAGATACATTCGCCGGTCTAAATTGCCTTGACCATGTAAAAGGCATTTACAGAAAACGGATATTAAAATTTCATTTATTAAACATCAACAAATGGACCAGCCCCAAACTCGTCGTGAAAAGAAGAAGGACCAGCGTGAGAAGGGCGGCGGAAAAGACGGAAAGTACTCTGCAAAACACGTCCGCAATGTAGAAGCCGTAAAATCAAAGAAGAGATAGTCGCGTAACGCGAAACGTTCGCTTATGATCCCTGACTTTCGTAGCACCTCCAGAAGCCGTTCTACGGCAAGTTTTTCCCTTGTATGTTTTCTTGTCGCACCCGCTCTTGTAATACATCGTTCGCATAAGTAAACTGCGGTAAGAGGGAAATAGTGTTTTTGTCTTGGTAGCAATGCGTTTCAATTCGCGGTACATCCATTTCATATAAGAATCCCGACTACTTAGATTCGGCGAATGAAATGAACCTTTTGTAGGGTACACTTCCGACAATGCCTTCATGAATTTACGTTGATTTTCAAGGTAATCCTCAGTAGGTTCGTCTGGATAATTTAACGCTACAGAGAACAAAAAATCCCGTCCGAGAACTCCACGAATCTTCATGTTTCGGTACTTCTTTTCAACTTCCTCAAATGAAGGGTCCGGGCCCGGATTCACTACATTGGGGTCGTCCTGGCACTGCGTCCTCAACTTATCGTTCACTTTATTGTGCAATTCATAAAGCCATTTTCCAGCATCTCCCTGCAACGGCATCTCTCTCATGAACTCTGTCGTGCTTTTGCGACAGAACTTACACGGCAAAACATCTTTCATGATTTCCAAGGTTGGTCTAGGATTCTTTGCATGAAACGATACCCAGTGAAATAATTGCCATCCACTCGGCCCCCAGTATCTTGTGTCGATACCCATTACATTCTCTTAGGAAAACTTAAATGGCGTGCCCGTATTCTTTTATTTTTGGTATTCCTGAAAAAGGATTTCATTCCTACCGCTTTATGGGTCTTGCACTAGGGGACACTCTCGGAACTATAGGCCTTGCTTTGTTGACCTCGTATTTCACGAATACTGGGTTCTGGTGGAACTTTCTCTACTGGTGGATTGCGGGCGAAGTCCTTCATTATTTGTTTGGAACTCCTACCGCCTTTTTGAGAATGATAGGAATGACACCTTCTTGCCCAAAAACAATCTAGCAATTCACATAAAACAAATGGACAGCCGCCGTCTACTTCTAACATTTGCTATCGCGATAGTCATTGGTGGAGCACTGAAGGATTTCTTCACTGCTTTAACGAATGGGCTTGTGACTCCAATCATCGCATCCCTGTTCCCGACCCTGCAGTCAACCGTCGGTGGCGTTGTAGTGAACCTAGGTGGAATCAAGCTCCAGGTTGGAGAAGTTATTAGCGCTACCGCAACGCTTCTGATATCTCTCCTGGTGGTTTCTATCACGCTCCCCTACATCAAGGCATACGCACCTATACGCGGAGCTGCTCGCCCACCTATGTAAAAAAACATACGTATGAATAAAGATGGGTTGGTTTGATTTATCTAGCTGGGTTCCTGGTCGGTATTCTCAAAGCGCGACACCGAGTGTCGCCACAACTCCTGGTGCGACTGCAACTCTAGGAACTGCCCCTGAAGATCCGAGCCTGAATTCTGTCGGAGGTCGGCGTCGTCGTCATAAGACGGGGCGCAAGTCGCGTCGTAGTCGTAAGACAGGCCGTAAGTCGCGTCGTTAAATGAGCTTGAAGTTCTTCCATCCACCAGTAGGGCACTTGCCATACTTCTCAATTATACGTTTCTCCATATCTCCAGGTGTCAAACGCTGGCCGTTGTCGTCCATCCAGGACTTGAACGCCCGTCGTAAAGCGCCCTTCATAATAGGCTCACTTTCCTCTCCTTCCTGAACAGATGAAATCATCTCCGTAATGAACTTCGCAATCGCATCGTTCTCGTTGCGGTAATCGCTCGTGTACTCCATGACCGTCTGAGGAGCCACTAACTTTCTCAAACCCTTTCCCTCCTTCAGAACGTGCACCAAGTAGGCGAGAAAGCACGTTGCCCATTCTGTGCTGTTTACTGAATGCTGGATACTTTCATCTAGCGGAAACTCATTCGGACCACTTGGAGTTGGAACAAACTTCGATGTGAAGTTGATAACCACAAGACGACGCCACGTGCCTCCGTCCGTAGTATTCACCTTCGGCTTATCGTTACATGCTAGATGGAACTTCGCAAGAACCTCAAATTCTCCGCCAGACTTGAATAGGTCGCGAGCATACATCTTCTCGCCAGAACTGATTTCCTTCATCATTCCAGTGTTGAGTGCGATTCTCTCGTCTGGCTCCTGCATCGTTACAAGACGTCTCCCCTTGAGTCGAGCAACCTCTGGAGCTGCACTTCCAGAACTCTTTCGGTTTTGCGTGAATAGTGAGATAGGAACTGTACACGAGTAATCTCCAAGAGCTTTTGCCATCAAGTTCATGATCATCGACTTTCCGTTCGAACCAGTTCCTGTCATAATATGGAACTTTTGTGCCGGGTTCCCACCAAACAGATTGGATGCAAGATGCTGTACAAAGTATTCGCGAACCTCCGCATTTGGAATTACTCGTTTAATGAACGTATCAACTTGACCCCAAGCCGGATATTCATAATATGGTCTTTCCTGGTCGTAGTCAATACCAGTTGAGAACGACATGTAATCCTCAGGTTTCCCTGCCCGAAAAGTATAGTTATTGTCCAGCTCCAGCACCCCGTTGTTAAACGCAATCAAATCCTTGTTGGAATCTACCTTCTTGTTGAACAGCTCGTCAAAGAACAACTCGCGACATTCACGCATAACGTTCGACTTGAATTTGGTAGTTTTAAGTTTCAAATAGATTTTTGATAGTTCTACTGACTGAGTTTCTAATTTGCAATAATCACACACCTTGCAATCCTCTTTTCCTCCACCAACACAGGATTCCAGCCCACGGCTTTTCATTTCTGCGGAAATGATTCCAGACCTTGAATTAAACTCATTCGCAATTTGTTTCGATAACTTTCGCTGAAGGTCGACCCCTTCGTCGTTTTCTTTCCAGACATGCCCCATCCAACGATACCATACATTATGCTTGAAATCAGTACACTTATAGTGGTCCCGAAATTTTGCATAAATAACGCTTGCAACATCAAACTCCGTTCCAGAGCAAGCAATCATAATAAGACGCTCGACATTCGTCTTCTCAATCTCGTTATACTCTTCGAGGTTATCTTCCCTCGACCAGTACCGGATTGTCGGTTCGCCAAGTCGGTCTCCGTCGTTTCGGTAGGGCAAGGAGTTCCACTTCTGGATACATTCCCCTTCGTTATACTTGCCTTTGGATTGTGAGCTGAAATCCAGAAACACATCTAGCAAATCAGGATGGATATTGTTGAGGCATATTCCTACCTGAACCCACTTGTCGTAGTCCTCGTATTTGATTCTGTTAAAGTTCATTACGTGCGCTCGAAGATAATCCTTCTTCTCTGGAGTCAATGGTTGAAGTATACGACCAGCAGGCGATGATGCGCGGGAACTAGGTTTCTCGCTCCTCTGAAACGTACGACCTCTCTTTCTATTTTCACCGCAGGAACTATCATCGTGGCCCTCCCTGTTTCGTATTTTCTCATAGTTTGCCTTTGCGCTATCCGTCATTGGAGTTTCGTCTTTTGCGTCGCGATATAGTGAAAGCGTCCTGAGAGTATCGGTGGATACTGGAGGGATGTTCTCATTTACGGACATATCCCCGTTCCTGTATTCTAATATGTATGCAGTCAGGTACGGAAGAGCTCCCTCTTCTCCCTTGCGAGAACCATACATCGTCCACGGCTGAGTTCGGTTAAGAACTTTCTCGTCATAGACATTTTCCCACCCGTCGTTCAGAGGAAGTCCTTGAAAGAACTCTCCCATTCGCGGAACTAATGCTCTGCGAACACTTTGCTCAATGTACTTGTGCGTCAAAACCCCAGGAACAACAATATGAATTCCAGATTTAATGCGATGCTTCTTGGAGTCGAGTGTTGGTCGCTTCTTCTCCATGATATAGATGTCTACACTCTCTGGAATATTTAGGTGGTGTTTCATTTCGGACATATACGCTTTACAGAAAGCAATAACTTGCTCGCGAGTATGTAGATGTTTCTTAACTTGCGTCGTTTCGTCGTAGATGAAGTCAAAGTCAATGCGTAGAGGACCTACATCCGAAGACCGCTCAGTAAGGTATATTTTCTCGCCCAAAACCTCCAAAGAATCAATGTAGAGTTCATAGAACCGAGGTCGGTCGTCTTCCGTAATGAAGTACTTTCCGGTTCCGCCAGAATGATTACCAATTAGACTTGTGTGAGTCCAGTTGCTTCCACTCGCTTGGCGAGCAGGGTCTGAGAGAAACTCACGTAGAGTAGTAATTTCCGGCATTCGTATATGTGCCCGAGACTACTTTTTTGCGACCAGTCCGTTTTCAACGCACTTATCTGAAAACGAAATTCATACTTTCATACAAATATTTGGTAATAATACAATGAAGTTCTGTCCTGTTTGTCGCAACATGCTTTACGGAATCGACGAGGAAACGGTAGGCGATTCAAAGACCGCTGTTCTTTCGTGTCGCAAGTGCTCTTACAAGGAGCCAATCACTGCGGACAATCCAATCGTCTACGAACACGTTATTCGTCAAGAGAATTCTACACGTATCGCAATGAACCCGTATTTGAAGTACGACCCTACACTCGAGCATTTGACCACAGTTGTGTGTCCAAATGATGAATGTCCTACCAAGACCGAAAATGCCGACCCGGATGTTGTTCCTGTTGAAATTGACAGCAAAAGCCTTATTTGGATGTACCAGTGCGTAAATTGTAACAAGACATGGACGCAGAAAAGTTCCATGAGTTCTTAACAAATGCCGTCTATGTCTCGTAAATTCTGTAGTTGTGTCAAAAAAGTAAGCAAAACCATAAAACCGCGCGCTGGATCTACAAAGGAACAGGCCGCAATCGCAATATGCACCAAAACACTTCTTTTTCCACGAGGACGCACACTCAAGAAGTTCAAATGTAAAGTCAAGAATCGCCTTCGTACTCAGAAGAGGAAGTAAGTTTTTCAATACTATTTCTTCCATACATCTTCCATTTATCTTTAACACCTATCCACCATTCTCTTGTTTTTAGCTGTAATTCGGAAAGTTCTTCCGGATTTTGCATGTATTTTTCAATTATTGCCGGTGCCTCTGCCCAATCCTCCAATACTATGAGAGGATGTCCTTCTCCAAATAGTTCTGTCCAGTAATCGCATGAATTTAGCGGGCTACTTTTATTAAGAATCGGTATTGCAGATCCTTCAAGTGTCTCTGCAAGACGGAATGTGTCTACACTAGAGTTTCCGGTTGGACATGGGATAAATATACTTTGTTGAATGAGTTTTGCATAACTATTTATGTCTAACGAGTCGGGTGAAACAAAGGAAAAAAGTTCATGGATATGATGAGGATGGATATTTGAGAGTTTTGCCAACGTATCGGGACGATTTGACTTGTTAATATCTCCAGCAAATGACCACGTATATATCTTTTCCTGTGGACCATTTTCTAACACTGCATTTGCAAAATTCCCCTTCCATCCCAATGGAAAAAATGCAATCTTATCGTTTCTAGGTATATATAAATAATTGCGTGCATAAAACACACAATTTGGTAATCCAGATAACCAGTCTCTACCCGTTCTAACTAGATGCTCGTCCGATAAATGTATTACCGCAAATTTCTTTAATTTTTCTGCCAAAGGTATTACTTTATTAAAAAATTGAAAATCTGTGTCGCCGGTCATAATAAAAACAACAATATCATCTACGTCTTCTTTAATAGAATTGAAAGCCGTGATATCTCTTGAAGGTGAAATTCCAAAAAGGTATTCGATCCAGTATATCTCACACAAATTATTGTAATCATTCGGGCTATCATCGCACCCTTCAGTTACGAGTGTGTATATCATCCTATAAATTAAAATGTATTTTTCATTTAAACCAATTTTTGGTAAATGTCTATTACTCAGAAAAGGAAGCGATCACTACATCTAGTGCGTCAGTTCTTTCTCGTCGATGGCTCTAGTTAAGTTTACAAATAAGATACCCAAGTCAAATAAATGCGCATATATTCTAACAAGCAACTAACTCCGGTTCTGTGTGATGCATTGTCGAGAATGGTTGAGTTTCCTAGAATGGGATTTGATAAAGGCGATATGGTATACAAAGTAGATCTAAATACCGGTTGTATTTCATTTTTTCGGACAAATATGTATACAAAAGCACCTGTTAGATTTATACCTGAGTTTGTATCAGAGTATAATGACAACAGGCAAGTTAAAGTATCTAAATCGGATCTGAAAACATACGACCTGTGCGGATTTGGTGAGATATATAAAGATGCGATTCAGTTTCCTACAGGATTAAGTCATGGAGATTTGGTATATGTAGACACCAAGAAGTTATCGTAGTTATGTCGTAAGTGCCTTCCAACTTACAGGAAACTTCTCTTCCATAAACTTGCCAATCTCACGAGCATACCACTGAATTTCACGCTGAGCATCCGGACTGGTTCTCAGCTTGTAAAGACGGGCATATGCCGCCAAAGAAGCAGTCTCAATGAACTCGGTATACATACTTTGGGGAAGCACACATCGAGCTATTTCGGGGGCAACGTTCATTTTTAGGAGAGCTTCGTAAGCATCCGTTGCCTGTCGCACCGATTCGTAAAAGATCGCATGTGCTTCATTTGCAAACTCAACTTCATTCTCACGACTTCCCTGCTTTGCCTTTGGATCTCGCTCTCGGAACTGATCAGTGTCAGGAATCCAACACTCTGGGGCATAACTCACATACCGCCTAGAAACTTCATTGCGAGAAAATCCAATCGTGTGGCGATACCACTCTCTCGCGACGAAGATAGGCATTTTTAGACGAAACTGAATTTGGGGATGGAAGAATGGAGAGTTGTGATTATGCTTCGCCAAATATGAAATAAGCTTTCCGTCCTGCTCCGTGAACTCATGCGACTCCTTTGCGAAAGAAACACGAGCGGCGTTCACGACCATAAGGTCATTCCCCATACACTGCAAAAGGTCGACGGATCCCATTGGTAATATATATGTTTGTATATTTAAACTTTAAAGAAGTTTTATTCTTCCATTCACAAACCGTGTAATATATCTGCGAGGGTTATCTACATACTCTAATAAAGTGTCTGTATCCCTAGATAAAACTTTATATCCTAATAATACTTTAAATTTTTGTATAATTATATCAACATTACTTTGTAATGATAGATGATTGGTTTCAAATTGAATTCGTTTAGGGTATTCTGTATTTGGACGAGTTTTCAAATATTCATATAATCCATTCATTATTACACAATCGTGTCCTTCTGTATCTATTTTTAAGAACTTTATAGATCGAACTTTATAGATCGAACTTTATAGTTCTTCAAAAGTTCATCAATATTCATTAAAGGAATAATATCCGATTTTAGCAAATGTCGTATATATTGAGTTTCAGGGTGTGGTTCATATAATCTATTACATCCACGTAGCCATTTTAGTTCTTCTGGAATATCGTCTGGCGATATATAAAAGACATCAACTTTATCCGTAGTTCGGTTTGATGTAATTGCGGCATTCACTTTGATAACATTCGGTTTATTTGGCAACAAATCTAAATTACATTTCACAGGTTCTACAGAAATTCCTACCATTGAATCTGTCGCTTTTTCTATCAATGTATCGTATGTAGATGTTCCTATTTCTAAAAAATCAAGGTCCATTATCTTATTCGAAGAAAACGAAATCGTTTAAAACAAACAATCGAAAATACAATAAGATGGAGCAACTTCGTTTTGATTCTAAGGTTTTGCACTATGAAGTTCAGCCAGTAGATCGTGAAAGCGTCAAGCCCGAGAACCGAATCACTCTTCCCTACTACTCCAAGTACGAATACACAGCATTGATGGGTGTTCGTGCTCAGCAAATCGCAGACGGGTCAAAGATTCTAGTATCTCTTGACGGAATCCAAACTTCACACCCCCAATTTGTGTGGAAAGTCGCCGACCTTGAAATCCGCGAAAAGGCATTGCCGTTCATTATTCATCGTCGTCTTCCCGACGGAATTTCCGAGTACTGGAGTTGTTCTGAGTTAAGCGTTGTTTGGTAAGTGTATATAAATGCGAGTGTGTATCGGAATCATTTGCATTGGACAAAAGTACTTGTCTGACTTTGAAGCCACTTTCAAACCTTCCGTCATAAAATACGCACAAAAACACGGATATGATCTGAAAATATTTACAGAGTTTTTGGATGAGAAACACAAACACCCCGACTCTATTTCTTTTCAAAAATGTTTAGTTCCTCAGTCTCTTTCCGAATACGATGTCGTTGTTGTTATGGACGCAGATGTTTGGCTATCTGAATCCGCCCCTCCAATTCCACTTTGTGAGAAGATTGGAATTGTGAATGAGGCAGCTCAGTTTCCTCCTGAAATCTATTCCCTTATAAACTTCGTGTCGCAGCCTACCGACTACTACTCCCTCGCTGGGTTCTCCATAGAAACAGACAAGATTTTGAATACCGGTTTCATTGTTTGTAGACCCACACATCACGCCAAGTTTTTGGCCGATGTGTATGCGAAATACATTGACAACTCCCCAAACCATCCTCGCAGATTCCATTACGAACAGGCATGTATTGGATACGAACTTCAATCCCAATCTCAGTTTGAACTTATTCCAAATCAATGGAACTCTATTTCGTGCTTTTACACATCTCTACGAATGCCGTACCCAACCGACGTATACGGACTCCACTTTGCAGGATTGGCAGGATCAATTCGGGCTTCTGAACTAAGACGTTATTTAACCACTCAACTCCCTCAGCGTGTCATCCGATGGGGGATACGTAAGTAAAGGTTCAGAGTGAGGAATCGGGGGCTGGAGAATGGATGGAGCATCAAATCCCAATATCTTGTTGGCCGATTGTAAATCTACACTATATGCCGATTGAAACCGAATATCGTCCGCGACAGAGTCAACGTATTTTTGTCGTGCTGGCGTTTTTGTGTATGTAGACCATTCGCGAACAAGGTAAAGCCCTGCCCCGAACAAAACTATTGCCGTGAGCGGCATTTCTTTCATGAAAAGGTATACGAGCGTCGCAGACCCGACTATCATACTGACCGGATGAGAAACTACTTCCAACACTGGGTAACGGACGGGTTCCCATAAAAGGGTAGTAGATAAAAGCCCGAGTGCAGCTGCGAATCGGGCGTCGTCGTTCATTATTATTAGTTCAACAGAAAACGAAATATACACAAAAGAGGAGTATTAAGACAATAAAGATGATTATTCCAATTCGGTGCGTCACCTGTAATACAGTTATCGCTGGCAAGTGGGATGCCTACTTGAAGCTCACGAAGGAGTATCGCAAGAAAATGAAGCAGCCAGACGAAATGATCTATTTGACTGCGACCACTGACAAGACCGCCGAAGGTAGCGCATTAGACGACCTCAAAGTCACAAAAATATGTTGCCGACGCCATTTTCTCGCACACGTGGATATGCTGTAATATAATCCATTACAAAGACAAATGTCCTATACGGAATATTTAAGTCGTAAAAAGGCCGCTGCGCCAGTTATTTTGGACGTCCGCCCAAAGATGGATGCGTCCACCTACACTCGTCATCAGCGTGTCGTTGCGGCCGCGAACATATACGCCCCCACCAAATCAGTCGTTGGAAACATTCATGACATGCGAACATCTGCTGGTCGTGACAACAATGCTGTCAAAGCTGGAGTTCAGGTCACGTTGGCTACGGGACAGGGAGGCCGCGTTCCTGATGGAAGCACTTTTTCAGATTACGCGGCCGGTCGTGCGGCAGAAATGGATTACAAGGGTGGCCCTCCTCTTGGAAGAGTTACTATGAACTCAATTGCTTCTGGAAGTTTGAGTGGATGTGTCATAGTCGATGAGCCAAAGCCCCAATCAGGAAAGGGTGCTATGTCTGCTAATACGATTCCAAACAACGCAAGCAGTAATACCAAGGATATTATTGCCTGTAGAGAACATCAGGGTGAGCCTCATACCGATCCGCTTACGCCAGTTCAAAAGGGAGTTCATCACTTTGTTGACGACCACATATCCTTGAACTCTGGGACGTTTCGAATCGGAACTGGAAATCACAAATCAACCGGATCAACTATTGGGTCTTCAAATAGTGTTACTGGAGGATGTCCTCCAGCAATTCACACTATAAGCGCTATACTTCCTCGTCCAGGATGGGGTCGTCGTCCATCAAAAGGCGCAGGCGGTCTCTTTAATCCAGTCGTGCCGTCGCAGGATAGACCTTACAAGGCTGGCGCACTTGTTCCTTCCGACCACATCAAGTACGTGGAAAAGCACCACGGAAACGACTCCAACGTCAATCCTCGTCGCTATCCGAAGACGCCATACCAAATTCCTGCTGGAACTCCCGCACATCTCAAGATCAACGACGAACACAGAGGTATATAAACGCTCAGAACGTTATATTTTCAAATGCTATTCGTTTGTTCGTCAGTATCCAAATTCACAGAATTTAAAGAAACGTTCAAGGCCCAGCATTCTTCGTCCCAATGGGTGGATATTTCCACCATTCCTTCTGAAAACTTAATTGAGCAATGCGACGCAATCCTGAATCACCATACCGATTCTTGCGTTTTTTTAGGATACTTGGAGCCGGGATGGATGCTTGATCCTCCCCACCAAACGCGAATGCGAACATTGTTTCGAAAGTTTCCGGTAGGACTCGTTTGCGAATTTCCGTCAAGTATTCCATTTTCTTGGAAAAACGAAACTGAAACGATTTACAGCTCCTAAGTCAACAAATGGAAACTCCCGTTCTTTCCACAATGGTCGTGCTTTACACCACGAATTTGAAATTCGATACGACCAAACTTGTAGAGAACATCCCGCTTTCAGAAGACCTTATTCGTGCAGAAAAGAGGGGGGTTTTGAGGAAGGGCGAAAGCAAGCGCGACTCTATCAAGCGAAGGTCCAAGAAAGAACCCTCGAAACACACGACCGGGTTCGGCAATAACTCGATGACGCTCGTTATGATGAACGATGGCGACGGAACATTGAGGAAAAAGGAAATCACAATCAAAATCTTCCAGAACGGCGTGTTTCATTTGACCGGCGTTCTTGACGATTTATATGACCAAAATTGCATGAGGATTCTAATGAAGATACTTTCCGAAAACTGCAAGGACGCTATCATAAATCCTCCAGAAACTCCCGAAATCATAAATCGACGCGTTGTTCTGATGAATTACACTACAAAACTCGTTTCGACTACAAGTGTTCCTCGCGAAGCCCTTCATAACTCGATTCGACGTTCAATGATTCAGAATGTAGTGAGCCATTACGATCCGGATGTATACCCCGGCGTAAAAATCAACATCGGGCCTCAAAAATGGGTCGCGAAGATATTCCGCACTGGAAAGATAATTCTAACAGGAATCACAACAAAAGAGCAGTGCGTCGATTTCGTCAACCAGTTGACGTCCCTGCTGGGCCAGGCTCTTCCGTCAGTTCGCTAAGTCAATTCCGGTTTTGCACTAAAATAGGGGTGGCTGGAAGGAAGAGAATTCTGTAGTCCCCATTTCCATGCGAGGTAGCCTTCTACTGACGTAAATTCACTTGTTGTTAGAACTCTATTGAAAAGAATAATCTCGCTGATATTTCCCTGAAGAGTTCCAGAGTCTCCATCGTTCGTCTCTGGACTCTGTGTAGCTGCGCCTAATCGCACATGGCTGACATTAAAGTCGTTGCCAGCGCCTACTGAATTAGTCGTAGAGATCTGAGCCCCGTTTGCGTATGCGTAGCTTCGATTTGAAGCGAAATTTCCAACACCAGTTGCAGTTCCGTTGACAATAACTCCACCTAAAAATACATTCTCGGTGTTAAAGGGTCCAGTTCCGGATGTTATATCGTTATTCCTCCGAATACCGAACCTATTGGGAAACGCAGCGCTAATATCAAATGCTCCTATATCTGAAATATCTTCTCCGTTAGTCGTTATCGCAGCGGAAAGGAAGCGGGGGATAGAAATTGTACCGCTCCCTGTGCTTCGTTTAGCGACCATCAAGAATGTAAAGGATTTTCCGGTCAACCCCGAAAATGCCGTGTTTTGTAGAACAGAGAAACTGGAGGAGCTGGTTCGGAAGAAGGATACGGTCGGTAGTCCGTTCATCCCCGAAATATTGTAATTCGGAATTTGGTATCCTGAAACGCTTACCATATTGTTTCCTCTCCCTGATTTATCCCGCCATGTCGTTACCATTGAACCGCTTAACGTGAGAGCTTCCTTATCCGCAGCGTCGAGCCACAAGCCAAGACCGGGAATACTAGACGGAGAAAACTCGGGCGGCCTATAAATATTGTTTTTGAATAGAGTCAACCCTACCCGTCTCAATGATAAGGACGACGGGATTTGAGATATTATAGAGTGTCTTTCGTATGCAGGTTTACGCATTCTAGCGTCTGCGATTGTAAGTTCCAAATTGGCCTTTTCTTTTAGCCATTTGGTATACTCAGAAGAATCCGGCGGGGGCCTATCCTTCATTATTAAAAGTTCGGTAAAAATTTACTGAAAATATACATTAGCAATACAAATGTCAAGTTTAACTTCCATTCAGATCCAGGCATTGGTTCGTGATATGGACACGAGTATGCGCCGACACAAGGGACTGAAGCGGACGAATCAAGTGAAGTACCGGGAGAAACTCGTTGAGGAGAACAAGCATCTTTACGAAGTTTTTCCGACTATTTTTGAAATGCATTATGAGGGGAAGTTGGACGAGACATTTTTCGATATGCTCAAGCTCCGTCGTAAAGTTGAAACAGGCGAGATATCGGAAGACGACGCCTCAAAAATCGTAGGCCAGAAGCTTTTTGACAGGTACGTGGCTCCAGTTGTTGGACAGACGCCAGCTGCTCCAGTGACAAAACCTCTGACCTACGACGAGTTCTATAAACAATTTGATACGCCAAAGGATAAGGATGCTGCCTAATATTCACAACGAACATCCATTGTTTGGACGCCCGTATGTTTTGTGGAATTCTCGTCCAGCAAAAAACGGCCAGCCACCGCCCTGTTACGGGCAATGCAATATAAATATCGGAACTCGGAAAGTCGGGGCAGCAATGAAACGACTTCCCAATATATTCATGGGTCCAAAATCAAAAGACCAAATACTTCAAAAATGGGATCCTGTTTCAAGAACTATCGTGAACGTTCGCCCGCCTCGTTCAGATCCAGCTGTAGAACTGCCTCCACCGGGAGATCCAGACAGACCTTGTGGTAGCCGATTTCCAGATACTACCTTTTTCGTACTTTACACAAACGATTACACCTTCATTCGCGAAGACACTGTTATTTTTGACCCCATGGAACCTGATGAACTCATCCCGTTCACATTATTTCCAAACGACTCCGATGCAGTAATTGAGTATCCTGAATCTGGAATACAAGGTATTACGAATGTTCCGACTGATTCAGTTACAACAAGACAGCTTTTAATAAATTTTCTCAATAATTACTTCCAAACTCTCCCTGGCATTCCACGAATTACTGCTAGCCTTGAAACACATTTAACTTTAGGTACACCAAACGTTCTCACGTTGAGAGTAGACAATGACTTGGATGTTGAGTCAGCAGGAATCTATTTTGGACAAGGGAGTAGAGGAGCATATACTTTGGGAATAGTAGCTCCTTATGCTGGGACGGGAGATCCTCCAGTTCTATCTTACTATGGTCTTATGATAAGAAGAGATGAACGAGTAGTTCAAGCAAGATTTCCTATTGTTTGTGACTGAAACCATCTACTTTGCCTGAATATCCATTCTGAAATCTTCGCGCATCTTCATTAGTAATCGCCCCATTTTGTTCTGGCCTCGCCACTTTGACGGCGACTTGGATTTGACTTGAGTCATTGAAGTTCCAATACCCCAATACATGTCGCGGGGATTGGCTTCTCCAATCATTTTATCCCCCGTATCCACTAACTGCTTTCGCAGATTTGGATGCTGGACGAACTTGGCTCTCACGCCTTCCTTCATAATATCGTCCCTCTTTGTTTCCCAAATATCTTGATTGAAATCCTTGACTTTCTGTCCTAAAGCTTTCGCCGCCTTCGATGTCTTTGCTTTTTGAATTTTAGCATAAATTTCATCGTCCTTAAACACTTTTGCCTTTTGCGATTGGAAGAAGTGTTCTACCGTCTTGAACTCTTCGTCGTTTATCGTTATTTTATGGTCAGACATATTGCTGAAGTTCCGCCACTCCCCGCCCGATTCGTCAGGACGCAAGAACAGAATAGGTTCCGGTTCAAGTTCCTTCTTCTTCAAAACCCTTTTCTTCGGTTTCTCTTCCTGTTTTGGTTCAGGTTCCTTCTTCTTGCGTCCTCCTCCCTCTTCCTCCTCTTCCTCCTCTTCCTCCTCTTCCTCCTCTTCCTCTTCCTCTTCCTCTTCCTCCTCTTTCTCCTCTTCCTCCGGCTCCTCTTCCTCCTTCCGCTCGAATACGAACGCCCGATTCAGAAACGAGAACGATTTTTGGTCGCCTTTCAGCTGGAACTTCGTCTGATTGGAATATATATCCTCAAACATCTTTGACTCAAGCAACTTAAATCCGTGCCTATCCATGATTTCAACTACCTTTTCGAACGGAACCAAATACTCTACTTGAGGCTGATCAAAACTTTCTAGCAAAACACTGACGCCCATCCCGAAGCTCGCATCGTCCTCCCACGACCCGGTTTCCTCATACTGCTTCGAATACCTCCCTGCCTCAGAGAACTCTTTCGATTTACCAAGTTTAGATCCAAATACTTGCTCCTTCTTTCCGAGTAGAAGAGAATACACGGATTTTCCATCCGAACACGTTCCAAAGAACTTGCCATTACACGTATCCTGAATATTCTGGGCGAACGCCTCAAATGTTTCCTCTGATTCGCACGCGTAGTGCATAGCGAACTGGCACGCGACAGTGTCGAACTTATTGACACCCTCAAAGTTTTTCAAGTAAGGGGTATTTCCCTTTTGAGTTCCCATCAGAATAGGCATATACTTGTCTTCCTGAGTAAAGAGGGGATTGTGGGTCATGTCGCCTTGCAATAACAATACTGGAGGGAATTTGCGTCTCGGTTCTTCCTTCTTCTTCTTCAAGTACCGAGAAGCCGCTCCTCGTGAAGGCGACTCTATATTTTGCAGAGATAGATCCAAACACACAATCTTTGAAGGGTTCGTTTCTATCGCCTTAAACATATCCCCTCCAGCTCCCGACGCAAGTTCTAAATGAACTCCCCCTTTGTTGATATGATCCTTATACATCTGAAATTTCAAATGGTTATGGAAATCGTAGACATCCTTGAATACTCGCGAATTTCGTTTCAAGTCGTCGCGATAGTAAGCATCCTCCTCTGCTACCTCATCTATAGGCTTTGTCACCAAACTCGAAACCATATCCTCCGTAACCGGGACGTGCATTGATGTCCAAATATCCTCCGCCACAACCACATCGTTTCCGTAATTGGCCTGTCCCAAAACCTTCAACTTATATGTCTTGTCGTATCGCGTGCGCATAACCGTCCATCGCTTTGTTTCGGTATCATAGGCACACTCGATAATAGTTTTATTGTCTACCTTCTGTCCGTCCTCCGATAAACACACGTTCTTGTCATTGACCGGAATGAATATCTTGTAAGCATCAGGGCTTGGCGGTACGCTTGGCTGGAAGAATGCAGGAACGCGTGTTTGCGATGTTATGAGCTTGTTTAGTTCCGACGGAAGGCCGCGTTGAACGTATTCGCCATTCATGGTTTGGCGAGGATAGAAGAACACATCGCCAGCGTTTCTAGAGACATACAGCTCGCCTTCTCTCACATTCTTTTTCAACACAGGGTCGAACTTAATAGGGTCATCAGTAAACCGAACCAAGAAATCAATGCTGTTTTGTTCAGCGGGTTTCCATTTATAAACTCGCAACCATGTAGCGCCTCGTGTGTCCTCTGCAGGAGCAACTGGAGAATCGCGAGGCGTAAAGATAAGCCCGTCCGTTTCGTACTCAAATTTTGTGTCAAGCATTCTTCTGACTGCCTCTTCCATAGCAAGACCATCTCCTGCCATAAACAGCTTTGTTTCAATTCGCATCGGAGTCAGAGTAGGTTGGTTCGTGAATTCACTTTTCAAAGCTTTTACGAACTCGTTCGCACATCCCAGTCGAGAAATCAAGGGATTTGTCGTCAGTTCGTCGTCCGTTGTCATCAGCGGAAGATTCTTAACATCCTTGTTTTGAAACCGATACACGTCAAAGATACAGAAAAGGTTCTTTTCGGGAATATACTCTCCATCCACGAAATCGCCGGCATACTTGCTCGTATTTGACGTGATTCCAGTCCATGAAATCCTCCCGCTCGCAGTTATTTTCAGAACCTTCAAGTCTTTTGAAACGTACAGGCCCGACCGCTCTCCGTCTGCCTTGTTTGTAACCGTATACCCCTTTGTAACGTTGTAATCGTTATCGCTTCTCAAGTGTTTCCTCAGCATCGTGACGATATTATAAAACTTGTTCCCGCTATCGTTGAACTCCTTGCTATACTTTTCCAGCATCGGAACAGATAACAGAAATGGTGTTTCGTAATATGCCTTCGAAAGTTCAGTAATAATCGTGAAAAGTTCCTTCACTATTTCATCATCATCCAATGTTGTATTCTTATCCACGAACTCAATTTCAACCTCGTATTTGTGCGGCTCCTTGAGAATATCGCGAAGCGTGGTTGCCTTCTTGCTCTTGGACTTCACCATCGAAATATCAATCTGAAACAACTTATTGCGTGTTAAATACGATTTACGCGTGATGAGACGAATGAATGCCTTTGGGTCGTTCGGGTTCGCATCTGAATCCTTCTTCAAATGCGTTTCAGTTCTCAATGTAAACTTTGAACTGATTTCTGAAATTTCAAGAATATCTTTGCTGCCGTATCTCTCCTTCCGCTCAACTTCTAAGGGAATACCTCGAAGAGAGTTTGTCATACATACCTTGTGGACGTTTTCGGCACTCCGAATTGTGACACGGGTATCTCCAGGATAGGAAATCGTCAAGTATGGCTCTTCGCTTTTGGTTTGAAACGATATAGATTCAGCCGCACGCATAATTCTGTCGGCAACGTCCTTCGTCTGCACGAATCCAGAAAGTAGTTTGCATTCGAGTTCCACTTTCGGATTGGCTTTTGCGATATTCACAAAGTCTGCCATTGTTTTCATCATTGGCGGAGTTACGAAAGACTCCATTTCCTGTTATTCTATGCTTGGATGAAAACTCGTCCGTTTTTATTGTACCATTCTCTCATACTCTTTTCGTGTTTTCACATCCTCGTCCATCCGCTTCTTTTGGTCATTTAAAAAATGAATATAATGCTCAATTTCCTTCAAACAATCATCGTTCAGTAAATCCGTAGAAATAAGAAGACCTGACCGAGTACTTGTAATTTGCTCGGTGTACCTCCGAATTATCGAAATAACTTGGACGTGCTCGTTCGCCTCCATGGTATCCAGCTGTTCCTTCATCCACTCCTTCTTAGTGCGAGCGAACGTGTTCATTTAACTATTCAAAGCTCATTTGGTTTAAGTTGTCTTCTTCTTTTTTGACTTACTCTTTTTGTCTTCAGCGACAGGAGTTACCATCACGCTCTTTTCGTCACCGGAAGATGGACCTGGAGCAAGTTCTCCGAACGGAGGAAGCTCTTCCGTCTGTCCCAATACTTCCGGGTTTGGCTGGACCTTGGACTTCAGCTTTCCCAAAACAATAATGTTTTCGTCTCCCTGCTTGAACTGACTTCCGACAACTTCAAATTCCACCTCGTCGTCCACCTTCAATTCGTCAAACTCGGTGTTTCCGATATGAAGATCTCGCGGAATCAGAATACTGAGTGGAGAAATATCCGCGTGAATTCCAATCTTTGAACGGAGTTTAATGCTTGCCTTGAACGTTTGTCCAACGTGCGGGAGACATACGTCTGCTTGAAATGTCACCATATAATCCACGCCGGGATGGTGAATGTCCGCTCGGCCCAAAGAATAGTTCGTGATTACGAGACTATCTCTGTGAATATACCCTTCTGCGGAACATCTGCCCTGATACTTGACTTTTAGCTGTGAAAGTAGAGAATGTTTGATATCTTTCTGAAGGAACTTTGAATGGATATTCACCTTCTTCGTCAACTCGCGTCGCTCAAAGAGTGGATCCATCTGTGGTTATTAAAGTCCTCACATTTTTAAATCGGTTTTCACCACAATTTCAAAACAAACTTCGTAACTAACAGCCCAATAATCACAAGCCCGCCAAGAACTCCGAAAGTCCCTGCAATCCACGTCCAAACACCGCCAATTCCTCCTCCAACAACCGCAAGAGGTCCAGCGGGGAAATAGTATTCGTAGGTAGTATCTAGAAGAAACTTGACTAGCGGGTTATCCTCCGTCATAACGGTATCTGCCGTCGCCTCAGAATCTGTAATTGGCCCAGATCCCAAAATGTTTGCCTTTGAACTATACAATGCTTTGTTTTGATTGTACCACTTATTGTCATTATTTATGCTCTGTTGAGTTTGTCCCGACCAAGGTGTAGGAGGTCTCATATTAGGAAGATACTTTGCCGTATAATATAGGTGATTTGCGTCCCGATTTTCTTTTATCATTGGTAGCATAATATCTGTAAAGTCATCTTTGGATTGAGTTTCTTTTAATTTTTCGTATGTGCTTCCATACTTTACAATGAGTTCTAGAAGTAGATAACGATTAAAACTCGCTCGGAGTTTTTCAAGTGTGATATCGGGCATATAAGGTTTGAATGCATCCACTTCGGCCTGTCCGACCTGCGTGAACGGATGTCCTTCCAAGAACTTCATGAACGCGATCGTCTTTGGAGTGTCCGAAGTCTTCACATTCTTGACTGCCTTGGTAGACGCTGGGGGATTAGCGATGTCATCTAACTTCGCCTGAATTTGCTTGATGGATTCGGTATCTAGAACCATCTCGTTGTTCCCAAGGTTCTCGCGCGTGATCGTTATGGAACGAGTAGAAATAGCGTACCAAACTATGAGTAAACAGACTCCTCCGACCACTGCCGGTGACTTTAGGTTGAGTTTTGCCATATTATATTTACTCGTTGATTATTCTTTCAGCTCCCGAAGTTTCTTTCGAATATTATCGCTAATTTTAGATTTGTTCAATACAGACCACTCTTCAGGAGTCCACCAGTTCAGACCTTCCTTTTCTTCCAAAAGAGATTTTCGAACCGCCAGGCCCATGTACATACATCTGTCGGGCTTTTTAACTTTCGCCTCGTCGATTCTACTGGGTAAATCCTGTTCTAACCAATTTATTAAGTTCTCCACTTGTCCTTCCTTATACGTCGTACACATCCGCCCGCTTAAAGTTTTGATCGGGTCCGCCTTCTTCAACGTATCCGACTTGTGGTCGATATTAAACAATAGATTCTTGTTTTCCATAGTAGCAAAATAGGACTTTCGCTCTTCAATAAATCTCTCCTTCAAATCATCAACCCACTTGTTGTAAGCATCTTCTTGGGGTCCTATAGGCACGAACTCTCCATAATCCGTCTTATAGAATTTTCCTTCAATGAAATAGAAATAGTTATCTTCGCTTTCGTCATAAATTGCTAGCGGAACAGTGTACAACGGCGAAGTAGCAACTCCCTTGTTCAAAATATCAATTAAATGCCGAACTCGGTCTTTCTGCGACATGATGTGATCTATGTAATACCATTTCTTTACTTCATCAGAAAACTCTTGTTCGAACGGCCATTCAAATTCCGATATCTTTTTATCAAGGCCCTCTTCCTCTTCCTCTTCTTCCTCCTCTTCTTCCTCTTCTTCCGTCTCTATTTCGGGAACTATTGAAACATCCGTTCCTTCAGAATCCGGAATTATCCTATCAACCATCGTATTTCGAGGCCCAATGGCAAACGCAAACAATCCTTTTTTAGATTCCAAATATCCAACGCGTCCGTTCGAATCTTTCAATTGGAATTTCATTGCAATAGCGTTCTGAAGTATGTATTTCACCAAAGTCTTGTCGTATCGCCGCAAAACTATCATCAAGTCCTTTTTTGTCCAAATCGATTTTGTCTTAAACGTATCTATTATCTTATCAAGAATTTCGTCCCGAACATCCAATATGGCCGATAATGGGCGTTCGTGGTCAGCATCGGGAGTTCCCAGCGAATTCTTACACTCCAAATTATAATCGCCAATGAACGTCGGAGCTTGTAAGTCCTTCAAAGTTAGTTCTGCCGATTTGGACGTCTGAGACCTCATTTGAACAAACTTCGACTTCTTGTCTTTATCTTCGTCAATGACCACTTTCATTTCCAGCCATTCTTTCGGGAGCTCGTTCACAGGTTTTTCTAAACTACAATCCATTGCCGACTCATATATACTTTTTTTGACTTTGGCTATAGCTATCGCTTTCTCCTCCGCATAGTGGCGATACATATACTCGTCGAGCGTTTCTCTGCTTCCGTCCTTATACCTGCAAACGTGAAGATACACCGTACTATTCTGTTCTTCAAACGGAAGGTCTGCGTGCGAACACGTTCGCATTCCGCGTCCTATCACCTGATCCAAACGACTCATGTTGAACCACGGATCCAATATGTGGATTTGACGGACGTACCGAAAATCAACGCCTTCAGAAACCTTTGGAGATGCAACAATTACACGAATGTTTTGTCCATAAATATTGTCCTTGCTTCTCAAATCCGTGAGAGCAGATTTGATGTCGGCCGGAGAAGTGTATCCCGTCAGAAGAGCGTATTTTCCTTTTGACCCCTTCTGTATTTCCTCCGAAGTTTCTGTGAGTAAATGATCTCCAAACGCCGGACTGAAACCGAACTCCTCCAAACACATCGCAAACAACTGGGCGCCATCTTGCACCATGTTTGAGAAAACAAACACGATGCCCTTCGAGTTTTGGATGCACTTCATAACAGACGCGAACTTCGCACTATATGTTGCGACTTTTGATGGTGCTAAGAATTGCTCTCCGGCGTATTTGTACCCGTTTCCTTCCGAAACAAACGTTTCAGAGAACTCGGAGTTGTCGGGATATACACAAACCGTTCTATGTTCAGTCAACGATTTCGGAAGTAGTTCTCGAACAACACTCTCTTGAAACTCCGAAAGTGTGGCAGACGTTAGAGTCAAATACTTCCTCTTTGTTTTTATTTTTTCCCCGAACACATCTTTTTGCAATGGACGAGCTATCATTTCAGATGGAGGCGGGAGACGGAATGGAAACGTGAACGGGTTTTCGCCTCTTACGACAGAAACGTAAGATTCGCACAAGCCTCGAAACATTGCCTCTGCGTCCTTGTTCACGAACTCCCCGTTATTTTTGAATATCTCGGCGGACTTTAGAAATCTATCAGGGGCCTGTTTCCTCGCATTCCAAAGAAATAAGTTAAAGTAATCAATGATTTCTTCAAACGTATCGTACATTGGCGTTGCTGTCAAAAGAACAAGAGTGATTCCGTTCGCAGTTTGAACTATGCGTTTCAATGCCGCACTCACGATTTTGGCATCCGCGCTCGTTTCAGTAGAGTCCCTCAAGTTGTGCGCCTCGTCAACTATTATGAGCCGATTATCAAAGTTTTCGTGTATCCATTCGTCCAACCCCTTTTCAGTAGAACGCGCAATCGTCTCGTTCTTCAAAGTGTTTCCGAACATAGCGTATCCAGTGATTTCGTAAAACTCGCCGATAATTCTAGATGCCATCTTCGACAGCTTTTGGCGACTGCTTTTGTCTGTCCATTTCAATGGCTGGGATTGAGCCCGTTGTAAAATTTCAAGGTATCGCCGCCCAGTACATTGCTTTGACATGAGAAGTCCCTCCTTATCGACATTGACTCTCGAAATATCGAAAATTTGGTTCTTGAAGTTTTCCTGGACAGACGGATTCGCTAAAACCAATACTTTCTTATCTTGAAACTCCGGTCTCAAAATATACTCCTCTGCTATTTGAATCGCAGTACACGTTTTTCCAGTTCCAGTTCCGTGCGCCATCAAAAGATTCTGAGTAGGAGCGTCAGGACTCAAAACTCTTCTTAAAAACCTCTGCTGGGCCTGTAATTTGAATTCATTATTAAAGTTCGTCGCGCATGCGTCTTCACGCATCTTGCGTAAAGTATTTAAGCTTGGACTAGGCAGTTCAGAAACTTGCGTTTCTTTCAATTCTTGGTGACTCAAATTCACCATCTTATTCCATCGCAAGTTTCTAAAATGAGTAGTCGTGCCGACTTTTCAGTCGAGGATGCAGTGATTCTGTTAAAGAGGAACTGGTTTTTGGACGTAGAAGGACTTTTCGACTTTCTGTGGTTGTTGTCCGACGATGTTTATGACGAAGTTTGCAGAAGAAACAAGGAGTTTCATCCGGACATTCAGTACTGGCTAACACCAAACAGGATACTTCCGGGAGTAAGCGAATATACACAGCAAGAATGGGAAGAAGACCAGTTAATAATTGAACAGAAGCGGCAAGAGGAAATCAAAGAGTTCAAAAGAAATTACGTTCCTGCGCCAAGACCTCCCTCCGAAATAGACAAAACTTACAATTCTCTTATGTGCGATTTGAAAGCGACCGAAAAACTTTTGAATGACGCGATTGCGAATGCTTCAAGGAAAAGAGGATACGTTCCTCCAAATAAACGGACGGACAATATGTACGACGCAGACCCCGCCGTCCAGCAAATTCGCCAAAAGATAATTCATATTAAAAACCGATTGGAAAATTTGAAGAAAATACTTGAGCAAGAGGATACAATATGGAAAGAACAAAACGTCCGCGATGCGCTCACACAGAATGCAAGAAGGTCATTCGAGAGATGAACTTTCCGTGTAGATGCGAAAAGGTCTTCTGTTGTCTTCATCGCCTTCCAGAGGAACACGCATGTTCGTTCGACTACCAAAAAATGGGAAAAGAGGAACTCAAGACATCAAATCCAGCAGTAAGTTCTTTAAAACTTGTAAAGATATAAGATGCTGTTAGAAGTTTCAGCGGCAGTTGTGTGGGTAGATTTTTTCACGATAGTTCTTCATAAGTTATTCAACTTGGGGAACTCGTTGACGGCATGGTATTCTGAGTTCGGCATCGTAGCCGTTATTTCAGATTGTTTAGTGATTGTTCTTGGAATACTTTTGGCTCAAATGCTGTTTCCAAAATGTCCGCTCGTTTTGTCTGCGATTGGAGTACAGCTGGTTCACGACATACTTTTCTATCTGTTGGTGATTCTTCCAACTCCTCGAGGACAAAACAGGATGATAGATTTGTTCAAAGAGTATGCTACCGAAAACTCGTGGAAGATTTTGGCGTATGATTCATTTATGATTGGATCCACCGTTTTGCTCGCACAAGAACTATCCAAAATGAAAAATCAAATGGTTGCATTTATCGGGCTGCTCGGAGTATACGCACTAACTTACATCATATATACTACCTAAACGTGTAGATTCCGTCTCCGTGAATCGTGCAAATGAATGCCATATCTCCTATTTTTAGAGGAACCTCATTTGGACCGAAATATCGGTATGGGTGTGGGTCAATGTGAATGCCGTCGTAGTTCACGTACCGAGTTTCCATCACTCTGCGGAGATACATTATCGCCTCTACTCGAAAGTCGTCGTCGTTCTTGAGCTTCTCAAATAGTGCATCCATTCTTATTCCTTTCCAACAATAACGAATACACATTCGTTTTTGTTGAGAGAAAACTTACTGAAAAAACATTTAATGGCACAGATGTATGAGTTGGACCAATATAAGTGGTTGTATGTGACATCGTGTTTTCCACTTCTCACAAGCATGTACGCGTTTTATAGACGATACCCCATACTTTCGTTCTTACAATGGAGTATTTACATGTCCTCCATTAACTTTTGGAGAATGCCAGATTATTCGTGGCGAAGATATGTGGATTTCGCAGTTGTCAAGACGTGCATTCTCTACCAGAACATATATATTCTTGGCGGAGCAGAAAATGTTGGGGGATTCTATTGGATTTTTTCGTTTGGAGTTCTAGCATACGCTTTGTCTTTCTATTTCCACGGGATTGGAAAGGTATGGTTGTCAGTTTACGTTCACGCATTGATGCATACTCTTTCGGCTATCGGATGTATTTATTTATACACTGGAGCAATTCCACGAGCAAACAGTTTGTTGGTCGGTTAATGCTTCCGCTTGATCGTCTTCTTTCCATTTCGGCGTTTCTTGGTCACACGTTTCTTGCTACGTCTCCTCTTTCCTGCTTTGGGGGAATCAAATAGTCCTTTCATTTCCTCTTCGCGAGTCTGTGGTGGAAATAATCCTTCTAACTCTTTCTCCCGAGAGGATGTGCTAGTTGGAGAAACTGTTGGTGGAGAGTTTAGTCCAAGTACGTCGACACTTGTTGTGTTTAAAAGGCTAGGGTTATTCCTTATTACACAAGTTCTCTCTGTATTCAAAAACCAACGAAGATGATTTTGTACACGTGATTCCCAACTCCACTGATTGCTGTTTACAGGCATAGTAGATGCGTCGATATTACAGGATGGGTAAGTTGCCCTAAGTTTGTCGTATTGTTTACCGTACATGTCCTTTATGCGAGAAGCGTCAGGTTTATCTGGGTGAACGCCCAAAATCGCATCTTCGCGGAATCTTGATGTTCCAAGACCGAACTCATCAAATATCGGAACTCCCGCGTCATCAATCCTCTCCTTTAAGTCTTGAGGCGTATGATCAGTTATGGTTATAGGCGGCGGGCTGGCGGCCTTCTCAGCGGCAGACCTACTATATTTAGGCATTTATTATTACTTATAGAAACAAATGGGCGGCGGTCTTTTCGGAACGCCTCTTTACTTGAATGAGAAATGCCTTGTATTTTCCGGATTCGTTCTTGCTGTATACTGGCTTCCCCATCCAGGACCTCTTTCTCACAGAATCCTTATGGCCTTCTTCCTTGCCACTCTGGCATACGTCCTTCTTGCATGGTACGACGTCATTTACGATTGCAACGATCGGCTGAAACCAACATTATTAGGATGGCTTTCTAAATCGTTCAAGCCCAAAGAGTATTCTGACGCATACGACAAACTCCCCCTAAAATACCAAAAAATCATTCGAGGCGTTGATATTGCGATTTTGGTAGTTCTGTTGGTTCTCTTTTTTATTCCCTTTATTGTCGTGAAATAATCAAGGACCGCCTGGAATACTATTGTTGTCCATAACGTCAGGGTGTCGTCGCACCTCCACAAACGGCGGGCTCTTCCATTGAGTTCGTGTACGCTCTAGCTGTGCCTTTCGTATCCGCATTTCGTCCCACACCATCCCAAGAATTCCCGTTGTCGCCATTCCTGCAATAAAAGTTCCATAGGAAGACCAACATTGACTACAAACGTCCATATTGCTAAACTAATCAAGATTCGTCTAAACTTATTTTCAGGAGTCAAGGTAGGATGCGACCGAAACTTCCTGGACCAATTGAGGATGAGTTACCTGATTACGTGCTCGGAATCATTTACTCCTACCTTCCTCACAACAAACGTCCAAAGAAGGAACATAGTCCATCTTTACAGCGAGAATTAGAGCGCATTCAAAATATAGAACTCAAAGGAAAATCCGCGAACTACATGAAGGGATTCTCAAACTTTTGTCTTGACTAAGATTTTCATCACGCTAGATAGATAAGAAAAATGAAGAGGTTTATGCTTTTGCTCGCAACTGCTTTTGCACAAACATGTATCAACCCCCCTCGCGCTATTTCTGGAAGCTGGAGTGGAACAACCACTGGTTCCGATATTGGGTTCGGCGGATCCTGTAATGGCGTATCCTACAACTCAGCAGGAGGTGAGAGCCTTATTGTTGTGTCTCTCCCTATGAACGCCCCTTTCGGCGGAACGCTAACTTTCGACACATGTACTGGAACCACTTGGGACACCCAGCTCATTATTTCCACTCCCCTGCCAGAGGGAATGCGATGCCCGACAAACTCATCGATGTTCACGTGCACAATCGCAAACGACGACGCCCAGGGATGCGGTTCCGGAATGCAGTCGCGAGTATCTGTTCCTGGAAGTCCAGGATCATCTTATGCAGTTATTGTGGCAGGATACGGAACGAGTTCTGGCCCTTACACCTTGAGATGGAACTACACTATGGGGTCTTCTGGAGCAATCAGTCGTTCCACGCGTCCATCCCCATCTTCCTCTTTCACGCCTCAACCCTCTTGGTCAAGCACCATTTCTCCAACTGCCGACCCTTCCTGGTCCTCTACAATAAGTGCCTCTTCTTCTGCGAGCCCAACGCAATCCCCTGCTAGTTCTTGGACTTCAACGCAATCTCCTGCTAGTTCTTGGACTTCGACGATATCTGGCTCAGGTTCTCCCAGTTCTACAATGACTTCATCAGGTTCCTCAACATGCACCCAATCGACGTCCATATCTTTCAGTTCATCCCAAACCATAACTGCGTCTTCCACGTATTCCCCTGAACCATCTTTCTCAAACTCGTTCACCATGCGAGCGTCCGAATCCGTAAGCCCCAGTATGGATGAATCGCCGTCCATGTCTGAAAGTTACTCAGGAACTTCTTTTCCGTCCAAATCCCAGTCGATTACTGCAAGTCCTTCTGTAAGCAAAAGTCCAGCTGTTGTAGTTGGAGGATCAAAGCCGGTTGTGGAGGTGAACGCTCTAGGGTACGGAAGCATGGGCATCGTTCTTGGCGTGTTTCTCACGTCTATCATAGGAGGAGTGTTGTATAACACAAACAAGCGCAACAAGATCCGCAGAAGCGTCCATCTATCTCCCCAAATCATATTCAGCCATACTCCAAACTCCGAATCCGGATCAGAAATGCGAAATGCATCGTTCCGAGTACAGCAAAAGAAGGTCGAGTTTGATCCCGTTAGTGTAGGAAACTAAAATCATTTAGTATAAATACAATGGCAGATCCCGAACAAACAATCAAAGATCAAGCTCTGATAAGTGCGATTGCCTCCTCAGATCTGGATAAAGTTAAACAGGCAGTTGAAAATGGCGCCAATGTGAATTCGGAGCTACTCCCACTTCATGACGCCACTACAGAAGAAGATTTATTGAATAAAGACATTGTGATTTTTTTGATTGACAGGGGTGCTGATGTCAACAAGAAAAATCCGCAGGGATATACGCCATTCACAAATGTTATCGTCATTGAATCGTTAGAACTTATCGATTACATGGGCAAACATGGTGCAGATCCTAACTTACTAATGTCCAACAGTGGAGTTACTCCCCTCTTCTATGCTCTACAACACGATTCCCCGCATATCGCTTTCATGCTAATAAAGATGGGGGCAGATGTTAACGAGTTTAACCCTTTGATATTATCAGTTGATCGATATGTCGATGCAGAAGAAGAAGAAAGGGATAACTACAAAAAGGTAATTAAAGAGCTCGTTGAAAAAGGGGCAATACTCAATAACTACGAGATTGACGACCAGTATGATAGGACACTACAAATGAACTCGCTCATATGGTTATTTGAGAACTTTCAAGAAGATGTGGATGAAGAGATACTGACAATGTTATGTAAAGCTGCTTCTGCGCAAGCGTTTGAACTTGCGCTTGAGTCTCTCCCCGAACATAGAGAACAACTCATGAGTTGCCGACAATCTACGTCTTCTCCAAAGGTTCCTTATCGCGGATTCACAACAACCGATGTGGCACTTTTCAATCAAATCTTTGATTCTCCGAGCGACATAAGTGTTTGTCCAGTATGTCTAGAATATACCATGCGAGACGAAGGGTGTATGTACATGACACACAAATGCGTAATGCCCTATCATAAAGAGCTTTTTGATTTGTACAACGTCAATAACGAAATTGAATGGTGCACTCTTTGTGGCCGTATTTCGAACGGAGAACACCATCATTATGAATACGCAGACCCATCTGCAACTACACGGCCTCCTCTAACAAAAGTGAAACCCAGTTTGAATCTTAGGTTCTACGATAAAAACTGTATAATGAGTGGCGGCGGCGGACACGAAGAGAAAGTCCGCAGATTCCATCGCATGTTGTCGTTCGCATGCGAACTGCAATATTACGTCGGAAAGAAAGAGGATTTAGAAGCAAGGCGCGAACTCATTGAGGAAACCTGGAAGGCAGCAAACTCTCGAAACTACAAAATCCCTAAAATTATAGAAAGGAAAGATTTCGGGTTTCCGTGTATATTCCCTGACCCAACCACACCTACTCCCGTCGCTGAAGTTGTTGCGCCGGATGTTATGAGACCGGCAGATGAAGCCGCACTTGTCCCAACCAAACACGAAGCCCCCAACAATGTGTGTTTCGCAGAAGGGGGTCCAAGCGAAAATGGTCCAGTATGGCAGTTCCACCACAAACAACCAGACGGATCTATTTACAACCACGAAGAAGAGTTCGTATGTGCCGATGATCTAGTTGGAATATTGAATTCAAAAGTAATTGATGGACGCTGCTATTCTCTTGAATGCAAAGGCAAGCTATACCCTCAAGAAATCAAGGATATTGTCAATCCTGAATTTTACGAGAAGTACAGGGCGTTGTTTAATAAGAAGAACCAAGTCGGTGGCTCAAAGAATGGTCCATTACCCGGTTCGCTTATGCGACCTGTTGAAAACGGAACGTGCGCTGCCCCCCCAAAACGGTCAGGTAAGAGAAAAACCTACCGCAAGAAACGAAATCATAAGAATAAGACCTTAAATAGACGCGCGAAGTAGAACTATCACGAAGTTGCGGATATGGTAGAAGTGCGTTTCATCTACATTTGGCTGGAACGTCAGCCGAGTGAAGTTGTAGTTCCTTGGGAGTTTGAGGACAATGTATTCAGGCCTGTCGTTCCGCTTCAGTACCTCCTCTACCCAGTTATCGACCCTGCTTGATCCGACCCATAAATCAATATTGTTCTTCGCCAAATAGTTGGGACCTCCCCAAGGCGGATCGATGTAAAGAACGTTGGTCCGCCAGTTGAATAATCTGGTTGCGTCCCCTTCGTGTATCACCACGTTCGTAGCCCCAAATACATCCACATTGTTTCGAAGCACGGTTAAGTTGTCGCGCTTCCATTCAATGCTTTCCACTTTTTTGAACCATAAACTGAATAGCATCGTGTCGCCGCCGACACAGGCCGTCGCATCCGTGATTGTCTTTTTTCCAATATCTGGGATCATTTGACGCAGAAATCCTATGAGCTTCTGCCCATCTCTGCGTCTCGTGATACTATAAAATCCCTCTGGCGTCAACAGAAGCCGCGAATAATCAACGCCCTCCTTGTGAGAAAACACGTCCTCCATTGTTGATCGGATACCTCGTGTTCGTAAGCTCATTTGAGTCCGTTTTCCGGATATTGAAAAATAATTATATACTAATAGAAAACGAAACCATTCGCCAAAAGGATTAAAATAGTAATGAATAATACAGTTAAATATACAGATATGTCAAAATCTGAACAAACTGTAAAAGAGAGTAAAAAAACTAAAGGACAATTCTATACAGTAAATAGCTCATACATCCTTGATGGGTTATATATTCCACCGCCAAATGCTCGATGTATTATAGAACCCTTTGCTGGTAAAGGTGATTTAGTAGAGTGGCTTGTAAATAATGGAAATACGCTTCCTATTGAATTATATGATATAGATCCAAAAAAAGAGGGTGTTATTCAGCGAGATACTCTTATGTATCCACCAATTTATAAGGACTCATGGATTATTACAAACCCACCTTATCTCGCTAGAAACAAGTGTCATGAAAAAGATATGTTTGATAGATACGATACAAATGATCTATATAAGTGTTTTATAAACTCATTGACAGCTCAAGAAGATTGTGCTGGAGGAATTCTTATTATTCCTGCTGGGTTCTTCTTATCGCCACGCGATATAGATGTTCGGTGTAGAGATAGATTTCTATCAAAATATAAATTATTGAAGGTTAAATATTTTGAAGAAACTGTATTTCCAGATACTACAACAACAGTCGTGGCATTTGCGTTTGAGAAATCATCCAGAATACTTGATCAGCAGCTTGTTGAATGGATTTCTCTGCCATCTGGGGATAAACGTGTATTCAAAATGAGTAAGGAAGATGATTGGATTATAGGAGGAGATATATACAGGTTGTCAGTTCCTACAGGAATAAAAGTTAGGAGATACGTTGAAGGACAAAAGCTCAAAGATGGCGAAAATATAACATCTATTACTCTTTCAGCTCTTGATAGTGGATCAAAAGATGGAAGAATATGTCTTGAATATAAAGAGAATTACGTGTATCCTGCAAAGGAATCTAGCCGAACATATGCAACACTTTGCCTTCAAGGAAAAAATCTTACTCTAACAGAACAGAAGAAGCTTTGTGTAGAATTCAATTCACTTGTTGAAAAAAAGAGAACCGATACATGGAGTCTCTTTCTTCCCCAGTTTAGGGAATCAAAGGAGTATGCGAGGAAGCGGATTCCATTTGAATTGGCATATACGATTGTTCTTCACCTGATTAATACACAATTTCCTTAACCCACGAAAAGTATCCTTTCAAATCGCCAACATAGACATATTGTTTTACTGCCGAAAACTCAGGTAGATTTAGTAGGTAATTAAACATCTTCAACTTCGATGCCGCCTGATCACCATCAAAGATGTTGGCAAAATACAAGTCTGTTTTTTTGGACTTCTCCAGATAATTTAGTTGAGAATCAACGAATTTATAACACTCGTCTCGGAGAGTTCGTGTTTGCGAACCACCAGCCCCAACTACAGATTTCAGGTTGATCCACACATTTTTTGATGAGAATGTCTGCTTTCCATCAAAATTTTCTGTATAGTCAAATCCATCGTCATTTTTCATTGGCTGGGAAATCTCTATCATCTCGTTTTTTCGCCAATTAATTCGTGTCTGGGTTGGTTCGCACGGACGTCCTGTTCCTATAACAATCTGCTTCCTCTGATAATCTTCTGGCTTCTTTGACCCTCCTCCTCCGGCTACTATGCCGTATAACTCGTGCCTTTTCTCCTTCGTAAACAGGCGGCCATCAATGACATCTTCGGGGCAAGAAATATTAAAGATACGCTTCTCCATATTTTCTATACTTGGTATGGGTGTAGATAGTGGCGCGGATATACTTCGGGGTGTCGATACATGATTTATACTATTCTTCGTTGAGAAATCAGCACATAATTTGTCCACGTTTGGTTCGGAAGCCGCCATGCTTCAATGTAGCATCCATTACCTTTAAAATATTAAATCCGTTTTCCGGAGTATGCTTTCACACACTGGGGATTGTTTCACTAATGCACTGGGTCTATGTATTGGAATCCACCGAAGGAGATATATATGTTGGAGAAACTACACGGCTATATCGTAGATGGTCGGAGCACCAAACTGGACGTGGAGGAGCAAACACTTTACGAGGAAACTATAACAAGATTATTGGACTCTATAGTGTCGGCAACAACTCATCATTCATAGAATACAAGGATAGTTGTTGGAGATTACTTCATTTTTGGGGACAAGAAGATAAAGATGTTGCCTTGAAACTTGAGAATATAATAGCTCAGCGATACCTGGTAGAAAGAGGCATTATTAAATCTAATATTCGTGGTGGTTCTTACACGACTGAAACTCGGTGCGAGAATTTCTGTTTTGGAAAGGGACGCGGAGAATATGTGAAGGATAGACCACTTTGTAAGTGCGGATACCCCTGCGAGGTGAATATCAAAAACGATAAATCAAAGATTTACTTTACATGTCCTCTCTCAAAAGTCAATAACTGGGAAGAGTTTTACAGCGGACTACTCGTGCCAGAGAAATGTAATTTCTGGCAGGAATATGAACCTTTTCGAAAGATGAAAGAGGAGGAGAACAGCCGAATCGCAAAGCAATGTGAATGGTGGGTATCTCGACTTCCAGAGTATGATTGCGAACCTTGTATAAACTGCGAAAGTGAAAGCTATAGACCTGTTTGGTCTAGAGGAACGGATTACAGGGTTTGTATTGATTGTTTCCATTTGAGATACGATGATTTGAAAAAGGAATACGAAGACAAGCCTCGCGATATTCGGCACATTTTTGAAGTTGAGTAAATCCGGAAAACGAACTAGTTGGATTTAGAAGTTAGAAGGTACACAGAGGTAAGGATGTCAACGACGATTTACATACTAAAACTCAGGGAAGGAAAGTATTATGTCGGTAAGTCCCATAACGTCCAAAAAAGGTTTGAGGAACACCTCGAAGGAAACGGGTCTGCTTGGACGAAGAAATACAGCCCTATCAATATCGAAAAAACGATTCCAAACGCAAGTCCATTTGACGAGGACAGGTATGTGAAGGAATACATGTGCAAGTATGGAGTTGACAATGTGCGCGGAGGTTCATATACTCAAATCAGTTTGGGAGATGGTGTTACCGCCCAGATTGAAAAGGAGATTCGTGGAGCCACGGATAAATGTATGAAGTGTGGTGAGGAAGGACACTTTGCCAGTAAGTGCTATTCCAAAGTTGTCGATGATGAAAGCAGTGAAGACGAGGTTTATATGTTTGAATGTGAGCGATGCGATAGAAGTTTTGGGTCAAAGTATGGCCTTATGCTTCACACTCGGTCCTGTAAAAATGTCACTTGGACATGCAGCACTTGCGATGAAGAGTTTGATGTAAAGTCGGAGGCTCAAGAACACGTGAACTCTTGTAAGTCCAAGAAGAAGTCGGGCGCTTGTTATACGTGCGGAAGACCTGGACACTATTCGCCAGAATGTTATGCGAAGAGGCATGTTGATGGGTATGCCATTTGAACGATTATCCAAAAAAGACTCTAACTTTCATATTCGAAAATGGAAAAAAGTTCTTATTTTTTTAAAGAAGACGTAGTAATGAAGGATAAGGTTCCTCCAACATCATCGGAATATACAAAATGGTTAAAAAAGACTTCGAATCTTCAACTTACATTATCTGATAGTACACTTCGCATCCCTGCATATAAAAGAAGTTCCATTGTTTCCCAAATACCGTATTCGTTATGTCCAAGTCAATCCGAACTCCTCTCATTCAAAAGTAGTTTATCAGATGTTACTATACCCCCTCCTGAAGAGCCTCCGTTCATTCCCGATATTATATACACCTTTACATCAGCTGGTCTAGACACTTCCGTGTGGAGCCCATACACGTCAGGCTTCGTGGATGTCGTATCTCAAACTATTCCTATTGATTTTATTAACGAAGGTATTCCATCCCCGGTATATGCACCTCAACCAGGAGACTATATGGCTCGTATGAGAACACAGCCAATGGAACCGGGTTCCCCCAATACCCAAACTGTTCTCGTTTTGCCGTTTTATTCACCAGGTAGGTCTATCGTGACTTTCGATATAAAATTCTTATCTTTTGATTCAACTTATCAGGACATTGTGTCCGTGCTGGATGTTGTCATGACGGAACCCACAAGCACCACTTCATTATATTCCGCAACTATAGCGAATTATCCTAATCCTCCGGAGTGGTTAACTATTACAGGGGAAATTCTAAATGGAGGATACCACTATCTTACCTTTATGCTGACAAACGGAGGGCAAGCTAATCCAATCGGCGCAAGTCAACTTCTTATATATAGTGTTCGCATACAAAGGGATAATGTATGATATTAAAAATACATGAGTTCGTAGCTTTCTTACTTCATGCTCATTGGAAAACCATAGAATGTTTAGATTTCGAGCATTTAATCACTCTAACACCCCTGCGACTTCCACCACTTCCTTGCTTTTGCAGACTTTTGTTTCGCACTTTTGGCTAAATCTGAATCTGTAGTTTTATACGTTTTTCCACACGTCAAGAACGAATGGACTCTCGCATACCCCCATTGTTGCTGTGTAGCTCCCGGTCTGTGTCCCGTTCGCCAAGCCGCCATTCCGCGATTGTAAGATTTTTTGATTTCTCTTAAGGGAACTCCTGAGGCCTTCGCCTTTTCAGGCAAAGACTTCGCATCTGGAAACTTCTTGTTCCATTTCGCAGTATAGCTGGATCGCCTTGTTTTCGCGCCCTTGTCGGTCTTGAACCCAACATACGCTTTTGGATTCTTCCACGACATACTCCCGAACTTTTGTATCTCGCTCCTTCGTTGCGTCCTTTTTCTCGCCGACAATCCTGAAAAATACCTTTTCGGAGATCCCTTTCCTGCTCCAAGATATTTTTGCACCTCTTTCGTGATGTGCGGCGCATACGCCCCATCCAATCCGGTTTCAACGACCTTCCTTGCTTTCAGCTGGCTCAGTCCGTATTTCCCAAGAAGGTTCGCCACATCCGGTAGCTTATATTCGTTCGCCGTATCCAAAGCCGTTTGGCCGTTGTTGTTTTTCAGAGAAGTGTTCGCCCCATACTTCAAAAGAAGAGGCAGTCCTCCATTTGCAGGGTATGGCACCGATAAAATCAAAGCCGTATCGCCCCTCTTGTCCTGAAGATCAGTTTTTGCCCCTTTCTTTAACAGCACATCAATAACCCTGCTTTGGTCCGTCTGTTTATTCGCGACCTCCATCAACGCCGTTCTTCCACGAGTGTCCTGCGCGTTTACATCAACGCCTCTACTCAAAAGAAGCTCTACGAGTTCATAGTTGATTTCGTCGCCCGATACAGCCCTCCCCAAAGCAGTTTTCCCAGTATCAGTCCGTGCTCGTATATTCGCTCCTCTTTCTAAAAGAAGCTTCACGATTGCAGGAGTTTGAGAATAGTTGTACGCAGACGCGATAAGTAAAGGCGTGTCTTCTTCCTCGTCTTTCTCGTTGATAACAGCTCCCTGATCCAAAGCCTTTTTGACCTCATTCACATCATCGTAATTCACCGACTCAAAAAGACGTTTCTGAACGTCTGCCATTATATATATATATATCATTTTCGTTTCGGTCCGTAGTGAAACCAAAGAATGCTCAGTACCGGAATACACGAAAGAGCAACAAATCGGTTCATCATTTACGAGAACGCTTCTTGCTATTTGAAAGCTCTTTAGAACGGAAAAGGGAAGTTGTCTTTCAGCAAGGTCACTCCTGCCACGATGAGAACAAGACCTAAATACTGGCTCTTCTTTTTAAGGCGGTCGCCCAATATGAAATACGCAGCCAAACTTCCAACCACTCCCGACACGCCGTCCCACATTCCGTTCACATACAGAACGTTGTTGTACTTGAAACACATCACCAACAACGCCACGACGCCAGCATACCCAATCAACCCATGAACGAGCCAAGAAACCTTGTTCGTTTGTGCGTAAAAACGGAGGGCAAAATCCCCATATATTTCCACTACCGATAAGGCGACCACATACCAAAATCCGTAATCAACCATTATGTCTCTCATTGAAAAAGTTTGAGGAAGTCGGTGTTTTTTTGTTTTTATGACCAATCTATGATTATGTGCGGCCCTCTTCGCAGCTGTATAACATTGTAACTGCTTGGCAGAACAGACGTGATTTTTGAGTCAGGGTACATGTGCCTCAAATTTATCTTCAAAATGCTCAGAACCATCTCCATTTCGTCAATAGGAACAGGTTTAATAGGAGACGTCATGCTCCTGAAGAGAATGGAAGAGGCCAACTTGAAATCGTCTTCGTTCGAGGTGTTTATGTATATTTTTGCGCTCGTGCGACACGCCGTCGCGGTTTCCAGAACTTCCTTGTGAACCTTTTGAACGAACTTGTCTATCTCCATCTGCCGCCTCTCCTCGTAAATCTTCATTGGAAGCAACTGCAAATCCTCGCGGCTCATTGGTGATGTCATCTTGTGTTAGTATTCTCCAAATTCAGAAAATCATTTCCGTTTTCCGGAAGTGAAAAAGATCTAGGAAGTGGATGCAAGTTAGTTATTAAACGTCGACGAAGATAGTGAGGCCTCCATGGTGCATGCAGGGATCAAACTTTAAGTCCGGAAATATGATTCTCATGTCTCGCACGATCTCGTTAATTATTTGGTCTGCTACTGGGAAGTTTGTCACAGCACTCGGTACTTTGTACATCAAGTGGTTTTTACCACGATGCACGAACGCTTCTATGACTGCATTGTACATGTTGCTAACTGCGTCCGCAAGGACCCGCATACGATTTTCGTTTATCCAATCTACGCGCATTTGCATAAGCTGGTTCAGTGTTACGACGGCAAATTGGTGGACCATCTTTAATATTCGATATCTTTGTTGACCGGAATTCGTTTTCCGGAAGAAGTCCACCACTCAGCTTTGTTTTCGATGAACACGACTCTGTGTTCCGTATTTGGAACGCTCCTGTAAATATTCTCGTATTTCTTCACTTTTTCTTTCGCGTCTTCCTTTGTCATTGCGTGATCCACAAGACAACTGCTAGTCAACTTGGATGCCGAGAAAGTGGTGTTGGTTGTGGTCTCGACATACACCAGGTATTTGGCGGTCGGATAGGGCGAGTTCATCTTGCTTTGGTGAAAAAGGTCTATAAAGATGTTCGAATTCGTTTTTCGTATTACTGCAAATCCTTCGTCGCAATAGAGGAACTCCACGCGAACAACCAAAGTCCCGACGCCTCGCACTTCTGCCTCATCTTTTCAGTCAGCTTGGACTTATCGTTTCCAGCATAATATTCGTTCAGCGCATACAGACGACTCATTAGTTCTCCAACTGGAACCACCAGTTCTTTTTGGAGTCGCGTTATCTCGTCGATCAACCTATCCCTGTTATAGTTCGGTCTTTGCGGTCTTCCAGAAGTGGACTCCATCGACGAATACTTTTTCCGAAACTCGGCCACTGCGTCCTCCAGTTCTAGCCTCAAAGTAGCAGAAGTCTCGGCCACATAAAGGTCAGGAACGCACACGGACTTATTGAGACGCCTGAACTCGTGCGCCAACGATTCGTGCGTCGCGTCCCACACGATATCCACGAACACCGGAATATCAAGTCCGTCCAGCGCCAACCTCCTGTGGTTTCCCTCAAAGCACACTAATCCCTCGCCCTGTATATACGCCAAGTTCAGAACCCCATCCATTCGTCCAAACTCCTTCATCCACCCATGGATTTCAGGAATGCGAGTCATGTCAGGAGGACGATTGTACTTCCACGGCTTAACATCCAAAGTCCTGAACTTTTCCATAGGAATCGCGTAAACATTCGTCGAAAGCACACGAAACGGAGCGAGATAGTGCTGGATTGCTGCCGACATTTTGTTGAAAGTTGGGACTTTAGTGAAAGTCGGATTCGTTTTTGGCGGAATAGTATAATGCCAACCAAAAAAGGCGGATCAGCAAAAGAAGTCGCGCTTCTAGAAACCTTGAAACCCTCGCTCCTCCGTATATTTGCGTCGCACCCGCCGTCCGAATACATTGTCGTGCCGTTCGCGGAGAAATTGTACCTGCACTTGCTCATTCAGTTCAATGGACCCGACCTGTCCGACATGGAAATCGCCGTATCGAAGCTCGACAAACCTCCGCAACGCATAGAGAGGAGCTGTTGGTTGGGCGTCCACAGAAACACTCCTGAGGAGCGCCTCAATCCGTGGGGGGAATACGCGCAAAGCGAGATTGCCGGAAAGGGCATCAACGTGGTAGCGGACTTCAATTTCGCAATGAGTTGCGTGGCATATCAGGGCAAGCGGTACACAAACTTTTTGTTCATAGTATTCTTTTACGTCCTCAAACTGCACGCACAGAATAAGGGGCGCCCCGATTACGTCATTGCCGCAGACGACGCGTCTGTGTCCAACGGGGTTCCCTTGCAGGAGGTTGCTGTCAAAAAGGTCTTGAAGTCGAAAATGAGTTTGGATGCGATAATGAAGACGCCGCTGATGTATTACGAGCGCTTCGGGTTCGTGTATCCAGAGAAAAAGGAGTTCTTTGAGAAATTGCTGAGAACGGGAACGATGGAGGAGCTAACGCGATACTATCTGGATATGAAGACGCTGCCGCTCTCCGAGATTCTGAACGTCGCACAGGAACTCCAGCTCAAGTGAAAAAGTTCTAGGAAGTCGGTCTATTTTTCATTTAATATTGATAAGTCATGTTCTTCCATAAACTTACTCCTTCAAAGTCAATTGGATTCCCATTTGTGTCGGCTGTTTGAACGCCTAAGCCAGAAGGACCTCTAACATTCGAGG